ATCCCTCGGGCGCCGCGGTGTTCCGTGGCATGTTCATCCCGCGCTTCCATGTGGTCGACGCGATCGAGCCGATCCCCGGCGCGCCGCTGATCGTCGGCATGGACTTCGGTCGCGACCCGGTGTGCGTGATCGGCCAGATCGACTGGAAGGGGAGGCTTCTGGTGCTGGGCGAGATCGCCGCCGAGGACATTGGCCTCACCGGCCAGATCCCGATCATCCGCGGTGCGCTCGCGCAGGAGCGCTACAACGGCCGGCGCCTGTGCATCGTCGGCGACCCGTCGGGCCAGTTCAAGGGCAACATCGACGAGCGCACCTCGTTCGACATCCTGAAGGCGGCCGGCTTCATGGCGATCCCGGCGCCGACCAACCTGATCGACCCCCGGTTACGCGCGGTCGAACGCTTCCTGCTCGAGCAGCGCGAGGGCGGCCCGGCGATCGTATTCGACCGGCGCCACTGCCCGCGCACTATCTGGGCGATGACCGGCGCCTATCGCTTCAAGTTTGATCAGGCGGGCGAGGCGCAGGCCAAGCCCGAAAAGAACGAGGCCAGCCATTACGCCGACGCGCTGCAGTACCTGGCCCTGGGGGTGAGCGGCACGACGGCCGGCATGATCGCGCGGAAGCTGTCGCGCAAGACCCAGGAGCGCGCTCGGGTGTCGGCCGCCGGCTGGACATAGCAATTTTGCGATATTAGCCGGCGAACAAAACAAGAAGCGCGAACTGGGTCGGGGTGAGCTCGGGGAACGTCTCGATGTCGACCGACAGGGCCATGACCTTATCGCCCTTCCTGACGCGCAGCAGGTGCTCGCCGGTGCGAATGTCCTCCTCGAGCTCGACGTTGTCGAAGCGCACGTTCGGGATGTAGGCCTGCAGCGACTGCTTCACGAGTTCCGTCCGTTTGTCTTCGGTGAAAATCGCCAGCGGGAGCTTGTGCTGCGCGCGCATGAGATGCCATCCCGCCGGCGAGAGTTTGGCGATGTCCGGGAGTTTAGACACCAACATTGACGGTGGGTCCGCTGATCTGGCAGAGCCGCTGGTCGGTGCCGACGAGGCGCACGCTGCCCTGGCCGGTCAGGTTGGCGATCTGCGGGTTGCCGCCGCCGTAGCCCGCGACCGAGCAGGTATCGAGGGAGAACTCGCCCACGACGTAGCCACGCAGGAGCCACGGCTGCGTGCCATGGGTGCTCCCGGTGCACTTGCGCAAGTAGCAGAAATTCTCGGCGTAGATCGCCGCCGGATTGTCGATGTCGGCGCCGTTGTTCTCGAAGCCGCAGCCGTCGACCAGTTCCAGACCACAGAGCGCATTGATGCCGTTCTTGTGGTTCTCGCAGAAGTAGAGGCCGTAGAGACGCACATCGTGCGGCCCGCCGTAGTCCTCGTAGAGGATGCCGTGGCCCATGTTCTGGCGGTGGGTGCCGCCGTACCAGCGCATCGCCGAGAGCACGCCCTTGTTGTTGTCCGGGCCCGCCTGCGCCAGCACCGCGCCGTTGCCCTTGCAGTTCATCGTGCCGACCGAATAGAGGTTACCCTCGAAGATCGAGCCCCGGAGCACGATGCCGTCGCCGCCCGAGCCCTCCAACCAGAGGGACCTAAACTCCGGATTGACCAGCCAGCGGTCGTTGAACGGCACGTCCGCTTGGATCAGCGCGCTCTCGTTGCCACTGCCGATCATGCCCAGGTTGCCGCAGAAGAACCCGCGCGCGCAGGTGCCCTGGGCCACGCTGTCGTCCATGTAGAACCGGATGGCAGGCCCATTGCCGACGTTGGAGCGGATCTTGTGCATGCCGCCGTCGAGGCCGAACCAGCCGATCTGGCTCGAGTTGATCTTCACCGCCACCGGCGTGTCGATCCTGATGTCGGCGTTGAGGTGCAGCACGGTGCCGGCGTCGAGCGCAGCCTGCAGGGCCTTTTGGAAGTCAGAGTCGGGCATGGGGGGATCCGGTGGGTCTGGAGGATCGGGATTGTCATCAGGGCGCTGGACCGCGCCGTCCGAGATGCGGGTATCGGGGTTGCCGGGGCTTTGTCCGGCGTAGACCTCGATGTACTCGCCGGGCTCGGTGTCCATGTCGGTGAAAATCTCTTCACCAGTGGCCTGGTCGACCAGCTTGTAAGGAGGGTTCATGGGCGGGTTACCCTATGGGTAAACGTGCGCCGGCTCGTCCTTGCCGCGCTCGCGCGGCATGGGCGGCGGGTAGGGCGTGGTGTGGTGGGTGGCGCGATGCTTCTCGAACGTCTCGGGGGTCGGTCGCGACGGATGGCGCGACGGGGTCTGCTCCTTGCCCCTATCGCTCTTATGCGGGGCGGTGTTCTGCGACGCCTGACGCTGTTCCATGGCTTGCTTCCTTTCACTTTTGACGGAGGACCCGACGAAGCTCTTCACGCTCGCCAGGATCTTCGATCGTTCGGAGGAATTCGCATTCAAGGCACAACTCCTGATCGTTGGCGGCCATCAGCACAAAGCGGGTGACTTCGATCCCGCAATCCTGGCACACGAAGACGTGGCCGTCCTCGGATGGCGGCGGGCACGGGAGGTCGGGCGGGATCACTACCAGCCCTCGGCCTGGCGGGTCTTGAGCATGAAGCCCATCAGCGGCCACAACTGCCGGAAGGCGTTGTCGTAGGCGAGCTTCTTGCCGAGCTCGAAGTCGAAGTTGGCCGGCGAGACCGGCGTCGAGTGGCCGATCACCCGGAAGCCGTTCTTCATCACGATCATGCAGAGCGTGGTGAACGTCGCGTCGTGGCGCAGATCGTCGTAGTCGCGGCCGGCGGCCATCGAGCCATGGCCCATCAGGGCGTCGCCCGACTGGTAGAACGTGCCGGCGATCTCCCCTTCGATGTCAGCCACCGAGATGCGCTCGCCGCCACCTGCCTTGGCAGCGTTGGCCGCCGCCATCTCTTCAACTTCCTTGGTCGTCAGCGGTCGTTCCATGAATTACCTCGTAGTGCTGGGAACATAGGGGGGAGGAGGCCAGTCGGGGTGCATGACGCGCGAATAGGCTGGGACGGGGCGACTGGAGTGGGAAGAGATCTGGACGTCGCGTGGGAACTGCCAGCGGGTCTCGATCAGCGCGCCGGTGGCGAGCGCGAAGGCGATGGGAATGAGGAAGAACATCACTCGTCGCCCTGCCAGTTGGGGAACGGCGCGGTGAAGCCGGCCGCGTTGTGGTGGCCGCCCCCGCCGTAGGTCTTGGCGATTGCGCTGACGTCGAGCCCGGGATCGTCGGCCTTCTTGTTGGAGCGCAGCGAGAACACCCGCTTGCCGTCGCCCATGTCGTAGTAGACCGCCGCGGCATGGGTGGTGTTGCCTGGTTCGCTGGCAAGGATATGGCCGATGTCGGAGGCCATGAAGTAGGGCGCGTTGACCGCCGGCATGCGCACCCCGCCAATCTTGATCATGCGACGGCCGGAGACGGCCAGCTGCTGGCAGTTCTTCTTGTGGGCGCGGTCGATTGCGTGGCCCTGCGCCTGCATTGAGTTGTAGTTCGCGTCGTCCTCCATCTCCATCGCCAGACTCTCCCACACCATGAAGTCGAACGGGTGAGAGTAGAGGACAGCGCCGATCTCGCGCGTGCCGAGGATCTGGAACTTCCAGAGGTCGCGGTCCTCGACGTGGTTGATGATGCGCGGGCGCGGCTTGTGGCCGATCCCGTGAAAGCCGCCGTAGAAATAATCCCACGCCAGGCCGGCGCCCGAGCGCTCCATGTCGAAGTGGGCGACGCAGCCCTCGACGGGGAGGGCGGGGGTGAGCTCGGGCCATGGCTGAGTCCACGGGCGGAGCGCGGCCTCGGCGGTCTTGTGGTGGTCGAGGATCAGCATCGCGTTGGCGTCGTTCTCCATCTGGCCGATCACCTCGGCGGGATAGCTGAAGTCGACCATGATGACGTTGCGGCCCAGCACGTCGGGCGGCGACTCGTTGTAGACGCCCTCGTGGAAGTCGCACAGCCCGTTGAGGAAGCGCCACACCACCCAGGCGCTGGTGAAACCGTCGACACAGCCCTTGTGCCAGATGCACAGCGGGACGTTGTGCGGGTTCTTGGTGCCGTTGGTTTCAGCCATTGGACTTTCCCCCTTCGTTAGATTGCTTCGCTCAGCTGGCGTTCGAGCTCGGTTACCCTGAGGGTAAGTCCATCCCGCTCGTCCTTCAACTGGCGGATACGGGTGATTGAGGTTGCCAGGAGATCGTCGGCCTCCTTGAGGCGCTTCTGAAGGGAGACGAGCTCTTCCTCCTGCCGGGTGATCATGGCCTGCAGGAGCTTGATGTAGCGCGCGGCCCATTCGAGGCGGGTGCCGACGCCGAGGCGGCGCGGCGTCATCGGCACGCGCGATGGCAGGAGCGTGATCCTGGCGAAGCTCTCGAGCCAGTCGACGTGGTCCATGCGGGCCAGCATCTCGTCGTCGATCGCCTTGGCGCGGAGCTCGGGCGAGGGGACGGGGATATGGGGGTCGAGCGGGGAGCGCTTGAAGAGGGAAGGACGTGGCTTCTTCATCGGTTGCGTCCCGTGCTGTCGAGGAGGTCGATGTACTTCTGGCGCCAGTGGTCGGCACGCTGGTTGGCCTCGGCCAGTTTCTTCGCGAGATCGGCGCGCTGGGGGTCGGGCGGCTGGCGCAGGCGCGGGTCGTCCGGCATGGGGTAGGACTTGATGTTGACGTTGAGCATGTCAGCTGGCCGCGGCGTTGCCCAGCCGTTGTCGCGCAGAACCTCCATCATGCGATGGAGGTTCTGGTTGGCGTCCTGCAGGCGGCGGGCTTCGCTCTGGGCGATCTGCACGCGGGCGATCAGCTGATCGCGGTTGAGGGTGGTAAGGTCGACGTCTTGTACCATTAGCTCCTCGCTTCGCGCACTACGCGCTGCGCTCGTCGCTTGCTCACTTCTGCGCCCTCCCCCAGCGCCGGGGTGGCGCCTCCATGTCGAGGGTCTGCTCGATCGTCCAGCCGCGCTTCAGCCGGCGCCACGCGGTCGTGTACTTGAGCTTCGGCCGGTGGGTGGCGATCGCTTCGGTGAGGGTCATCGTTTCGCCGTTGAGCTCGACGATCGGGATCGGCGAGCGCGCGCCGCCGACCAGCTTGTAGCGCTTGTCCTCGAACGGCTTGCGCAGGCGCGCCATCCAGCGGTCGGCATCGTCCTGGCCGACGTTCTCGCGCAGCACGATGAAGGTGTAGTCCGACGGCGGGATGCGCTTGCCTTCGGGGTCGGTGAGCGGCAGGTCCTTGATCGAGCTCTTGCCAGAGTCGAGCATGTGGGCCAGCGCGTGGCTGCGCTTCTGCAGGTTTTGGGTCCATGCCAAGTAGGCGGTGCGCCGGCTCTTGATCGACAGCGCGAAGACGCCGGGCACCCCGTCGATATGGATCGGGTCCCGGTTCATGACATTGGCTTCGGTTGACATCTGATACTCCTGGGGAGGGTGGGGATACGGGGCCCCGCGAGCGCGCGCCGTGAGGCCGCGCGTTGCGGGGGGACTAATGCCCGATCTCGGCAAGCGCCTGATCGCGCGCGAGGTTGAGTTCGCGCAGTCGGTTGGTGTCGGTGGCCGCCGCCTTGGCGAGCGAGCGATAGGCCACCTTGACGTCGTCGGGGGTGACGTCGGTGAGTGGCGGGAAGCGCAGCACGGCGCGCCACACCGCGCGGTTCTCGGCCGAGGGAGCAGGCAGTGCGTCATAGCCGGCAAAGGCCTGCTCGAGCGTTCCCACGCCGTAGCGGTCGATCCGCCGAATGGCCTCGATGTGACTGGCGACGGCGGCGATGTTCTGGGCCACCGTCAGCCAGCGATCGCACGCCAGCACTCTATCGTGGTCATTGAGGGTGAAGTAGACCGCGGCGCCGGGATCGGCGGGCTCGGCCCGGCCGCCCCTTGGTTCACCATAAGCGGTGAGCTCGACGTTGGTCGACAGGATCACGTCGTCGGCACCGAGACGATCGAGCTGATCGGAGAGGCGCTGGCGCGCGGTCGGCATGGTGATCGGCTTGGTGCCCGGCACGATCTGGTCTTCGCGGCGTTGGAGCGTCGAGTTCCAGGTCGAGCGGGTCGCCATGGTGGCCTCGCGCGCGGTGAAGCGGCTGCGATCTGCAGGGTTGGTGCGCTTCCAGAGCGGTGGCCAGACAAGGGGAAACTTGGTGACCTTCTTGGGCAGGTGGGAGGGCATGAGGAGACCGCGCGCTGAGGGGGTTTGGGGCTGTGGGGATTTTATGGTGCGGCGGGTAGGGGTTGTCAAGTAGGAAGTGTGGAAAAACGGTGACCCATATTTTTCAAGGGGCTAAGCACCGAGGGGGTCCCCCCACCCCTGTCCAGTACCGTTACCCGGTGGGTAACAGCTAGGCCGTTACCTACTGGGTAAAAGCCCAGACACTTAGCTATTAGTATGGGGCAATCCAGTCCCGCGAAAGGTAAAGTAAGATGGCTAAGGACATTACGAAGATCGACAACCTGACTGACACGCAGGTTGACGCCAGCATCAAAGACTTGTGGAAGGCTGAAGCCGAGGGACAAGTCGCGATGCGGGATATCTGCTTGCGGGCCGCCGCTGCGACGCTGGCCGGCAAGTATCCCATCGGCGATATCACGGCCGTTGGAAAGCGTGTCTACACGCTGAGCGGCCGCGATACCAGCGACGCGCGGTCCTTCTCGGCTCAGGCGAGCAAGATCGCAAAGACGATCAAGCTCGCGGCCCGTTGGGACAAGGCGGGGCTGCCGGTTCTGGAAGCGGCGTTCAGCGTCGCCGGAACCTACAACAACACGCTGGACTTGATCGGCTATATCAATGCCGCAACCAAGGACGCGAAGGCGCCGCCGACCGCCGCGCAAGTGTCGGATATCTGGATCAAGGGAAAGCCCAAGTCGGTTGCGAAGGAGAAGTCCAACGCGGACATGGGCGCGGAGGTGGTCGCACTCCTCCTGAAGCTCGTCGAAGCCGATCCTTCGGGCAAGGGCCTAAAGGCTGCGTTGACCGGCATGCAGGAATACACAAAGTTTGCCGGTCTCACGACCGCCGAGCAGAAGGCAGCGAAGATGCAGGCCAAGCGCGCCAGCGATATCACGGAAGCGCTTGCCATGATCGGCAAGAAGCCGAGCAATGGCGCCCAAGCCAACTAGTCACGACGAACACCCCGCGGCCAGCATATGCTGGCCGCGGGATTTCGTGCGTCTGGGCTCTGGCCGTTACCCACTAGGTAACGCCCATCGCCCCCGCATTTGAGACAGTGAACACAACGGACGCAGGTGAGGACGATGGCAACGTGGAATGAAATCATCGCGGGCGCTGACGGCACCACATACATAGGGCGCAATACGGACGGACGTAAGGTAAAGGTATTCGTTCCGGTTGACGGTCGGGCCAAGACACGGCAGTGGCTATGGGATCGCTTTCGCAAAGTGTGGATTGAGAAGATCATGGCAACGGGCGGTCATGTCACTTTGCCAAAGCCGGCCAAGGTTGCCAAGGATCAAGAGCTCTTGCCTGCACCGGATCGCTACGTTGTGGACTGGCAGTCCATTAGGAAGACAAAGGATGGGTACGTGCCGAACACACCTGAGCATACGAAGCGCGGAAAGCGCCTGCAGATGGGTGAAGTGCGGGGGCAGCGGGGTAATCGGGGGACTGCAGGCAACGTTTAATGATGTGTCAACGTAGTTTCATCATAGTATTCACAATGATTTATAACGCTGATCTATATAGCTTATCCTCACATATAAAGTTATTACTTCTCTGTGTTATAGAGAGAGTTATATTATGGGAGCAAGTTTGAGCAACATGATTGGCGCGCGTGCACACCCCTACACTACCACCCCCGACCTAGAGTACGTGTATAACCGCCCTTTCTGGCATAGTTTCTACTTGACAATAGGGTTAAGTCATTGATATCATTGGGCGATTAAATTAAAGTTCGTACTTCACTAGCACTTTCGGCGCCATAGTTATTACCCACTGGGTAAAATAAGGAGACAATGTAAATGGACGAACTAGCCTTACTCATCCTACTTGAAGTGACATGGATGCTCAATCCCTATCGCTCACGCACCAACATCGCGACCGACGCGATCCTCACCATCAACCGCCGGCATATGATCGAGCAAGCCGGTTACAAGCTGCGCGGCGATGTTGCCGCGTTCAGATAAGGAGACAAACGTCATGATCTACATGTCATCAGGCATCAACTGGAACTGGTACTTGCGCCTTGCCTCGATTGCAGGCGACACCTGCGTGATCGACTACGAGTGGCGCGTTCATCGCTCGCAGGACCAGCCTGCAGGCATCCTCGGCAACTACCATATCGTCGAGCAGCCCGGCACTGGCCCTGACAATCGCATGGCGATTGCCGTCGATATCACCGTCGGCCAGGATCGCAAGCGCTACAAGCTGCAGGATCCGATCCCGCGTTGGAGCATACCGACCCCTGACAACCGCGCCCCTCTCGCTGTGAGACAGTGATTGCAACGGACGTTACCTAGTGGGTAACATATCAAATAGGAGCAGAATATCATGTTAATCAGACGCCGCGACCCGATCCTCAACGGTCGGCCAAACCTCTTCCTCATGATCCTGGGCGCGCTGTTCGCGCCCAGTCCAGCCACTGCAGCCCAGCGAGCGCGGCGCCATGCGCGCAGCATGGCCGCTCGACGCCGCATCTATCCGTCATCGGTTATAGGAACCGTCCTGCCAGCACCGGGATCGCTCCTGAGCCGCACCGCACGCGACCTGATCAGCCCTGTGCCCAACGTCATTCGTAGCCTACGCTACCCGCACTTGAACGACTGATCCGACCCGTTACCCACCGGGTAACGACCACGCTTCTTGGGGACCATCACCACTATGCCGACCTTCATCCCGCCCATGCCAACGCCACGTAAGCCAGAGCGGCGCCTCGGTGCGCAAACCAACAGGCGGCCGACAATCCGCCTGATGATGCCGACCAGAACCACCACGCCGGACGGCAAGACCAACGACTTCAAATCGTTCCGCTCAGCCTGGCTGTTCCACTTCTACGGCCAGCCCACCTGCACCAAGGGCTTGCGCGAGCTCGCCCCCATCTACCGTGCCGACAGATCGCTGATCTACAACGGCGTCATCTTCACGTTCCTCCCCCCAACGGTCGCATCCGCTCCCTCTGGGGGCCCCGATACCATGAAGGACAAGTGAAACCATGCTCCGCTTCCTGATAGGCCTCGCCATACTCCCGTTCGCCATGATCGGGTTGATACTGGCCATCTACATCCTGATGATCGTCGTCGACCCAAGCATCGCTCACGCCGCTGACTACCTGCAGAACCACAAGCTCGAACCTTGGAACCCACAATCTGGCGTGAAGATTTACAACGCGCCCAAGCCCTACATCCCGAGCTACACGACACCGACGCCAGCACCGCGACACGAACTGTCGCCGCTGATCACCAAGCACAACTCGTTCTTCGGCTACACGGAATACTGCGACGCGACGGGCTGCAGTTCACCGGTCTGGGATCGCGGCGACACCACCAATGATGAAGAGGACTGACCAATGACCGACAACGACACCCTTCTCGGCTGGTTCGAGAACATCCTCGAACGCCTGCAACCGATGGCGCTCGCCATGATCAACGACGAGACCGAGCATGTGCCGATGTTCCTCGTCTACTCGTCCGATCGACCGCACAAGGTGGCGGCGATACCGCTGTTCGAGCTCAACAACGACGTCAAGGACGCGGCGTTCGGCGTGCTGCGCTCGCTCGGCAGCAGCGACGGCGTGCACGCCGCGATCCTCGTGACCGAGGCATGGACGGTCGAGCGCAGCACCGACGACCCCCGAGCCAGCGACATGACCAGATCGCTCGAGTTCGAGCCCGATCGGCAGGAGACTATGATCTGGAATTGCGTCAGTCACGGCCAGCAACTGATGGCGATGCGCAAGATCGACCGCACCACCAAGGGCTGGGGCGGTGAGCTCAAGATCATCGACCCGTCCAAGGACATGATGAGCGGCCGCATGGTGGCCGACGACAAGGATACGTCCACCAGGCACTAACCAAGACAGTGATCGCAACGTTACACCCATCCGTTACCCGGTGGGTAAAACAAGGAGATGTAGGCAAATGAATATCATGGCAATGAACAGAACCAACGACGGCAGCCTTGCCGTCCACCGTATCGGCCGGCCGCAAGCCGGCATCCTCTACACGATCTGCTTCGATACGACCCGCTTAACGGACATCGCCAGCTACGAGGTGCTGTTCCCGATCCAGGCCAGGCATGGCGTCAGCGTTCTCAAGGACGGCAAGCGCGTGCTGCCGGGCACCAAGCACTACAAGCTAGCGCGCCTGCTGGTCGAGGCGTTCACTGCAGGCGAAGCGCTCGGCCTCGCCACCCATGTCATCGCCCCTTCCCGCAAGAAGGCGGCCTGACCGTTACCCGGTGGGTAACAAGCGTAGCGTAAGCGTAGAGTACAGACTATAACTCAACTAGGAAGAGCGAGAACGAAATGCTAAGACGTATGATGCTGATCGCGGCAGCCGCCGCGCTCATGGCAGTCAGCCTGCCGCTCGATGTAATGGCTAAGGGAGGCGGTGGTGGATCTGGCGGTGGCTCTGGCGGCAGTGGCGGTGGGTCTGGTGGTGGCGGCGCTGGTGGTGGGTCCGGTGGCGGATCGGGCGGTGGCGGCAGCGGCGGCGGCTCTGGTGGCGGCGGTGGTGGTTCGGGCGGTGGTGGAGGCGGTGGAGGTTCCGGTGGAGGCTCTGGTGGTTCTGGTGGCGGTGGGTCTGGTGGTGGCGGCGGTGGCTCGGGTGGCGGGTCCGGCGGCGGCTCTGGCGGTGGTGGCGGGTCTGGTGGCGCTGGCGGCGGGTCCGGTGGCGGCGGCGGATCCGGCGGTGGTTCAGGCGGGTCCGGTTCTGGTTCCGGCGGAGGCGGCGGCTCGGGCGCTGGCGGCGGTGGCGCTGGGTCTGGTGGCGGTGCTGGCGGCGGCAGCAGCGGCGGCAGTGGCGGTGGCGCTGGTGGTGGAGGCTCGGGGGGCGGGTCGTCCGGTGGTTCTGGCAGCAGCGGCGCTGGTGCTGGCAGCGGCGCTGGCTCTGCTTCTGGCAGCGCTTCTGCTGGCAATGGATCAACAGGCTCGAGCATCGACCCAGGCAACAACGACGTCGGCGCCTACTTCCGGCATCGTGACGCGCTTACACGCTATCGACTGAGCGTACCGTCCAACCAGCAGGGGCAGGCACGCCAGCCCTAACACGAACGACCCCGTGCCTTTTCTAAAGGGGTAGGCACGGGTACTTGGCGGGCGTCGCCATGTCCCCCGGCGACGCCCGCTCTTTTTATTCATAATTCATGAACCACCCCTGCAGCATCGCAACATCTCCCCCGATGGTAGGGCGAGTGCAGGGTACTTGGGCGGGCGTCGCCACCTCCCCCGGCGACGCCCGCTCCTCTTTATCCATTTTATTCGGACAGTGGTTTGGCGTACTTACCCAGTGGGTAAGTCGAGCGTAAGCGTAGCGTATGATGTTAACATCAACTAGGAGCAAACTATGTGTGAAGGATCTATCCACGTTGCTCACCGCAAGGCAACCACGAAGGAGTCCCTCGTGGTCAGGACCATCCCCGGACACGGGCTCAAGGGGTACTATCCCGCCGAACCGACCAGCAAGGACAACAGGCTGGTCTGCACCCTGCGTCGTCACAACGACGTGCGCATCGCCGAGCTGCATCTCGTGCAGGAAGTGAAGGCCCAGCTGGGCGCAGCCATCCAGAAGTACGATGGCAAGAAGGACCTCAAGGTGTCGTTGATCCACAACGGCTCCGACTTCATCGAGCTCGAGCCGGGCGTCCTGCTGCCGCTCGTCTACGTGCAGGACGGCGTGCGGGTCGAGATCGGCCAGCCCGTCATCACCGGCGATGCCGGCATGAAGGCCGTCGAGCAGGCGCTCGATGAGCAGACCAAGACGACCACTTCCAAGGTCGGCAAGGTCCTCAGCATGACGCGCGAGGCGATCCGTTCGCGCGCGCGTCGGGCAGCGGCTGCCGCCCAGCGCCGACCGCTGGCGACCAACCGCGTCTAATCTTTCACCCACGAACGGGAGCGACCTTCGGGTCGCTCCCACTCGCTCAACCCATTACCCACGGGGTAACTCATGTACGTCATCCGCGGCATCGACGATCGAAAGCACGAGGTCTCGGTCGTGCACAACGGCACGTTCATCCCGATCCAGACCTTCCAGGTGCGCGCCAATGCCTTCAGCTTCGTGTCGTTCCTGAACGGCAACGCGCGCATCGAGCTGGTCGATCTGGGCGAGGCCGACCTCAACAACACCACCTACCAACCCGCATCCCTGCGCTAAGGAGCAACCGATGTATCCTCTGATTGACTTCCGCGAGCTCTACTACTGGATCGTGCTCGAGATCTACTACCAGCGCTACCTGACGCTGTGTCTCAAGTTTGAGGTGCCGCCGCGCGACCGCCGCGGCTTCGCCGATGCTGGCACCGAGGAGAACCCCAACTTCGCCCCGATGATCCGCGCCCAGCTTCTGAGCCGCTGGCCGGGCGAGAGCCTGTCGAGGGCCAGCCAATGGCACTGAACCGAACCGTCACCGGCGCCATCATCGACATCACCCGCCTCGCCAACGGCGATCGCGACAAGGCGACCCGTCAGCTGCAGAGCGTCTGCTTCGTTGCGGCGTGGGCCGGCATGATAACAGCCGAGGACCGCGACCGGGTCTTCGAGCTCTGGCTCAAGTACGGCAAGTACAACCTGCCGGCCACCTGCCGGCACACCCTGCGCCGGGTGATCCGCGACCTGATCGAGGAAGGTCAGGCGATGAAGCTGCAGGCAAAACCCTTGTTACCCACCGGGTAACTGTTGTATATGTCCAATGGGAGCAAACAATGCATAAGAAACGGTGTATATTTGGGTTCGTCATGGTCCTGTCATGCGTCTTATCTGTCCCTCCCCCATCAGGGGCCGCCGATCTCTCGGGTACGATCCGGGTGGTCGACGGCGACTCGCTGGTGGTGGGTGGCGAGCGCGTCCGCCTCGAAGGCATCGACGCGCCCGAGATGGGCCAGACATGCGAACGGTTAAAGCTCACGTACGATTGTGGTCAGGAGGCGCGCGACCTCATGGTGATGCTGGTGAGCGACGGCTCGGTCCACTGCCGCGTCAACGAACGCGACATTTACCAACGATGGTTGGGACAGTGTTTTGGTCGCGACCCGATTACCGGCGAGGCGACCAACCTCAACCTGCAGATGGTCGGGCGCGGCTATGCCGTGGTCTACCACGGCAGGAACCACGGCACGCCCGAGCTCCTGCAGGCCGAGCGTGACGCACGCGAGGCCAGGCGTGGCATCTGGGCTGGCCGCTTCGACTATCCCTGGGACTGGCGCCGGAACCATCCGCACCACTGAGAAGGTGTTACCCAATGGGTAAATGCACATTCGTCGACGGCGACGACCCCGACCTCGAGACCAAGTATCCGTGGCTCAAGCGCGTGCCACCCGAGTGGCAGGCCTATCACCTGATGCGGGCGCGCCAGTGGAAGCATCAGATCAAGCTGATCCGCGAGCAGGCCCGGTTCGAGGCCGCGATCGAGGATTTCATCGCACAACTGGAACAACAACGGCGCGACCGGCGACGGCGCGCACTTTTGTCAGGCACGGCTTTTGCTCTCTTGGCCGTGCTTGTCATGTGGGCAGGGAGCGTAATCTAGGGACATGGTGAACTAAATGATCGACTCAGGCTTTGGCATGAGCCTGCTCTACGGGCTTGTGCTGGCAATGGTGTGCGGCTCCATCGCGCTTGTCGCACGCTATACCGACCGCGCTCCGTGGCTGCGCGCGGTCTACGACTATTCGGGCTTCATCATCGTGTTGACGCCCGTCGCAATCCTGGTGTGGCATATCACCTACGTGCAGGAGCAACGCCATGAGCGCCGCCGTAACGCCGCAACCGAAGTGCCGATGGTGCGAGAAGACAACGCACCGGAGCGAGCAATGCCCGAGGATCAGTGCCCTCGAGTTCTATCCGCAGCTGTCGCCCGAGCAGCCGGTGCAGCTGAAGCGTGTCGAGTTTCACCACCCGCATCTGTCATCATCCAATAGGTCTGCCGGCCGGGTTCCTACATCCCCGGTCGATCAGCGGAGGGAGCCCGGTCAGTAGCCCGCTACCCCGGTCCATCGGTGCGCAGAGACGCCGATGGATTGGCCATGCGGTTAGCCGGGCTCCTTCCGAGCGAGCTTCCCTGCCGGGCACAGTTAGACCGCTTGGCTAGGCAGGGGTCAGGGGAGGGTCAGGGCGAGTAGCCCGCTAAAGTGATCTTGGGAAGACGCACTGATGCGGTTAGTCCTGACCCAACCTCCCGTTACCCTGTGGGTAATCAGCCCTTGACACAATAAGGGCATAGTGTATAATAGTAATACTATAGCAACTAGAAAGGCAATCCCATGTCGACACAACCACCGGCACCGGGCGACAACAGCGCCAACGCCTACAAGCTATTCCTCGACCAGATGCGCGAGCTTGGGCGCGTCAAGGGTCGCGGCGCCAACGCCCAGATCGAGGCAGCCGTGCAGTGCGTCGAGCGCGCCAGCGAGGGCATCATCGACGTCAAGAACACCGAGGAAGTATACGATGCCTTCTTGGGCGGCGAGACTCAGGCCGGCGGCGCCACCGGCACGGCCAACGAGGAGAAATCTGACCGGACAGTGCGCATCAGCGAGCTCCGCCAATTCGTCAAGATGGGCGGCATCAAGACGATCGACCCGGTGGCTTTGATCCACAACGCCGTGACGTGGATCAGGAACGCCAAGCAGGTCGAGAAGCTGGGTAAAGGCGTCAAGGTCTATTCGGCGATGGTCGACGTGGCGCGCGCCCAGAACAAGATCCCCGAGCATGCGCTCACCGAGGACGAGTGCATCGCCGCGGCGCAGCCCAAGGCCGGCCGCGACAAGGACGAGGCCGACTACTGGGGTCAGGTGCGCGACCGGATCGACAAGATCGAGAAGAAGTTCGGCACCAGCGACGAGATCACCAGGATACGCGATCAGGTCCAGCTGGTGATCGACGATCTGGGCGGCACCAGTGCCGACCGCAAGAAGGCCGAGAAAGCGGCGAAGGAACTGGCCAAGCTGCAGGGCAAGACCCCGGCAGCCGCGCCAGCGCCGGCCGGCAAGAAGGGCAAGGGGAAGAAGTAGTTACCCACCGGGTAACGTGAACTGCTGAGGGGCAGGTCCAACAGAGAGCGAGGGCAATATGAAAGTAGTCATAATCTATGCGGAGCTTCCGCATGTCTCGGAGATCTCGGTGAACCGGGAAGGCGTGATCGTGACGATCGACAAGTCACGGGTCGACAGCGGCTTCCTGGCACCCCTTATGACGTTCGAGATCGCAAGAGGAAGAGTGCAATGGCAAAAGGAGTATCCCGATGTCCCTACAAATCCCGATTAACAAGATCGCCTTGATCAGCTTCGAGTCGGCTGATCAGGCGGTCGCCATCCTGACCGATTGGATCAAGCTCAACGAGGACAACATGGATACACGGGTCTGGCATAGCGTTGATCAGGTGCGCACGGCGCTCGGCAAGCTGATGGACGATGCCGACGTGATCATGCTGGAGGACAACTGATGGACTGGAAGGGAAGCGACGTGTTCTGGGGCTGGGTCGTCGGCCTGCTGATGACCTTCGCGATCTGTGGCATCGCCATCGCCATCAACCATGGGAGATAACATGCGTACGTTCCTGTTCATCGTGGCTCTCTGCATCTTTGCTTTCTGGGTGGTGCCGTGGCTGAAGTTGCGCAAGGTGGCCCGGTGGGCTGCCTTGCACGAACACATCCGCCCCAAGCGTATCCTGCTGTACGGGCCGGATGCCTGTGCTGACGTCGCCATCGCCGGCATGAAGGCGATCATCTGGCTCAGCAAGCTGGCGCACCGTCATCCCGTTATGATGGCCGCCAACGTCAACGATCCGAAAGGCTACCGCTCATGATCACCAAGATCTTCACGCCGCTGCAGGTGGTCCATCTGTGGGGCCACCAGTTCGGCCCCTGGCGTAGTCCCTTCACGGTCGGCGACGAACATATGCCGATGCCGATGCATCCGTTCACCTGCCCCAACCGGGGCGATCATCCAGAGCTCGCCGGTGACAAGGGCGTGCTCGTGCCGACGGTCCGCGGCTGGATATGTCCGTTCTGCGACTACACGCAGGACTGGGCACACGACTTCATGATGGGCCACCGCTAGTTTTACCCAGTGGGTAAAGGAGAAGTTACATGTCAAATGGAGACACATAGATGGCCAAGCCACGCAAAAAGATCGTGCTCGATCTGCCCGTCAAGGACGCGAAACGAGATCTCGTCCTGCATATAACCCCGGCAGACATCAAGGGCAGCAAGCCGGGCGATGGCGATTACTGCGCCGTCGCCAACGCGCTCTGCCGGCAGGAGAAGTTCAAGACGGCAAGGGTCCACAAGGGTGTGACCTACGTCATGCACACCGATGGCACGGTCACGCGCTACAAGACCCCGCAGTCGCTCTACGTCGAGCTTCTGATCTTCGATCGCGGTGGTCGTATGGAGCCCGGCGAGCACAAGCTGCAGGCGCCGCGGGGCAGCGAACGCCTGGGCCATCACGAGAAGCCAAAGGGACCAAAGGCCAGGACCGGCAAGCCGGTCCGGGCAGTCCATTTGGTGAAGAGCGTCCGCGAGGACGCGCCCAAGGGGATCCAGTCCCTGAAGGCTTTGTTCGAGTAAACAACAAAGGAGAGAAGCAATGACGGAACAGGAGATCGAGACCGCCGTCCAGCAAGCGCAGGCGGCCATCGAAGAGCTCTGCTTGCCCGGCAAGATGACGCCTGCCGAAGCCAAGGACTTTCTCGAGCGGGTGATCGAGCAGTGCCAGTCCTCGGTCGAGGCGCTGATCGAGGAGAACGAAGACCTCGAGGCCTGATTACCCGGTGGGTAAATCGGCCAATGGCAATCCGAACCTCGCAGCTATCCGCCGCACGGTGCGAGAGTTGGGCGGTACGATCACGGCGAGGGATGCGGGCGGCCGCACCCTTCGCCTCACCATCAAGACCAAACAGGGTGCAGTGTTCACGTACGGCGTAATCCGCCGCAAGGTGGACGACATGAAGCTGGCCGGTTGGCTCCGGCAGGAGTTCAACCGGGCCAACGCCGCGCACAAGAGGAGGAAGAAGTAATGCCGATCTACAAAGCGACGCTTCAAGTCCTGGTGCTGGCTGAGGCCGACAGCGAAGGGCAACTTCGCGAAAGGATCAACGACATGACCCTCGGCCAGATCGGATACGAGATGGACGATGGCGACTGGACGGGCAGCCGCTTCATCGCGGATATCGTCCCGGTTCCCCCTGAACAAGTCACCGACCTGCTGGAGGAGGTGGGCACTGACGCCAACTTCTTCGGCCGCCTCGATGACAATGACCGACCCTTCTAAGAAACGAACCAAGGCTCCGGGCAGCAATGCCCGGAGCTTCGGACAGTGACAGCGTTACCTCCTGGGTAAAATGAGGACACGATGTATATTCGACAACTCCAAGAAGAGCTTCCCTACTTCCTTGACGCCCGCGTGCCGGTCGAGGTCGGCTCCAGCCCCGGTGCCGGCAAGAGCGAGTCGATCGACCAGTTGGTCGAGCGATTGTCCCGGCGCGACGGTTTCGAATGGGGACTGGTCAAGGTGTTCATCGCCACCTTGAGCCCGGTCGACCTGCTGGGCTTCATGGTGCCGGGCTATGTCGATATCACCAAGCCCGACGGCACGATCGAGAAGGTGCGCATCAGCGAGTTCACGATGCCGCCGTGGATGATCTCGACCAAGGGCCGGCCGATCAACGAGTACCGCCGCGCCATCATCGTGTTCGAGGAATGGGACAAGGGCGAGCCCGACGTCAAGAAAGCCTCGGCCGAGATCATCCTGAACGGCCGGGCCGGCAAGTGGGCGGTGCACGACGGCATTGCCCGCATCATGCTGGTCAACCGCACGGTCGATCGAAGTGGGTCCACCAAGAACTTCGACTTCATCATCAACCGGCGATGCGAGCTCACGGTGTCGGCCGAAGTGGAAGGCTGGCTGGGCTACGCCGACATCGCCAAGGTAGACCCGGTGTTCACCTCGTTCGCCGCCAAGTTCCCCGAAGTCGTGTTCAACAACGAGATCCCCGAGAAGCAGGGCCCGTTCTGCACGCCGCGCTCCTTGGTCAAGCTCAGCCAGGTGTTACCCAGACGGGTAACCGACCAAGGCAAGATGAAGAACGACAGCATCGCCACCGAGATCGCCCACGGCACGGTCGGCACCGCGGCAGCGATGCAGCTGATGAGTTGGATCAAGCTGCGACAGGATACGCCGGACTGGGCCGATATCATCCGCGCGCCCGACCGCTGCCCGGTGCCGGACAAGCCCGATGCCCGGCTGATGACCTGCTACGAGTGCGCCCATCACGTCGACGAGAAGACGGTCGGCCGGGCGATCACCTACATCCAGCGCATGAGTGCGGAGTACGCCGTGACGTTCGCGCAAGCCGCCACTCGACGGAACCACAACCTGATCAACTCCGACGCCATGCTGAAGTGGGTCGAGAAGAACGCCAGCCTCCTGAACGCGATCGGTGGTGCGCGATGACGGAAGACCTCGACACCACCCGCACACCGGCCAACTTCTGCCTGAAGTGCGGCTATCTGATCGACGCCGCGTCGAGCATTCGGCAGCCGGATGCCAAGCCCAAGGCAGGCGACGTCTCTATGTGCATCAACTGCGGTGCCTTGAGCCGCTTCAGGGTCGACCTGACGCTCGAGCCGCTGGGCCAGCAGGGGCTCGAAGGACTGGACGCGCAGGCGAAGCGCATCATCAGCGTAGGGCAAGCCTACATCTGGGCACGAGGACCCATCCACAAGAGGGAGACCAAGCAATGACGGACAAGCAGATCGTCACGTACTTCCATTGTCGGCGATGCCTGATCGAGAGGCCGCCCCATACCAGCATGTCCGAATGGGCGCGGCTCGAGATGGGTCTCACCCAGAGAGGCATGCAGGTCTGGTGCCTGCGCCACAACATCAACGTCGTTTTGCTCGAGGACGCCCCGATGGTCGTCGTTGCCAACGACAAAGGAGAGGACGATGGATCGTAAACCCGGAAAGGTGAGTAACTGGGTCGAGCCGGCGCCGACCAAGCAGCCGGGCTGGGAAATCCGCCACGACGACGAGCTCTGGTTCACCGGGCGGATGATCCTGCAGAGCAACTTCCGGCCTGACATCAAGCGTGTCGACCGCGAGCGCATGCTCGCGGCGATCGCCCGATGCCTTAACATGCAAGGAGTGGTGCCATGAAGCCGAGCTTCGCAATGCTGATGGACGACCAGCAGGGCCGCATGCTGCGGCTGGTCCTGCACGCAGGTAGGGTGGGCCTGATACAGGACGCGCTCACCAGCACCATGCCGGACGACCTCAAGAAGTTTTCCAAGAGCTCGGTCGAGTTCGCCGAGGACATCATCAGCAATATCGACGCGGTGCTCGGCCATGTGCCGTGGCCGGACGAACCGAGCGATGCGGGGTAATGTGTATAATAGGAATATTACCCACCGGGTAACAGGAGGACCCATGGCTAACACCAAGCTGACCTCAAGACAGGTGATCGCCATCCACGCCCTGATGGCGCAGCACTGCAAGAAGGGCGACGACGGCTTTGCCAACTATGACGAGGGCTGGGACGACAACCGCATCATGAAGGATGTTGTCAATCCCGAGCTTGATCGGTCGATCCCGATCACGTCGGTTGCCCGGCTGCGCATGGAGAACTTCGGCCGCATCAGGAAAATCGACCCGATGGCCGATGGCCGGGTCGCTGCCCTCGAGAAACGTCTCGTCGAGCTCGAAGAGGACCAAAAGGGGCTGCTCGACTGGATTACGCGCGTCGCCCGCTTGCTGCAGGACAAATACCCGAACCAGCGAAATCTCTATGCCCCGCCGCAGGGCCGGCCGCGATCGGTCCCGCCGATGGGCATGGGCGTTCGCCATCCGCGTTCTGGTCCACCAACCGATGACGCCGAGACTTTGATTGGCGAAAAACTGAAAGGGTTGCTCAAGTAATGCATCGGCACGCTCCCTACTATTTGTCCATCGTGCAGGTGATTGAGTTCCACTCGATGGCGCCTGACGCGAACGGCTGCAGGCTATGGGACGGTGCCAAGACGAAGCGCGGTTATCCGAAGCTGCGCTATCACGACAAGATGCACACGGCGACGCGCGTCCTCTTGGCGCGAAAGCTAGGTCGCGCTCTGCGACCCGGCATGGAGGCGTGCCATACCTGCGATGTCCCGTCGTGCTGCACACCGGCGCATCTGTTCGAGGGGACGCGCAAGGACAATCAGGGAGACATGGCGCGCAAAGGTCGTTCGCTGCGAGGCGAGCGCCACAACTTAGCGAAGCTCGATAACCAGAAGGTTCTCGATATTCGTCGGGCGTTTGCTCAAGGGCAACGCCGATCTGATCTAGCCCGGCAGTACGGCGTCAGCTGGGGGATGATCAACTTCATCGTACGACGCCAAAACTGGAAACACATTTAAGGCTAGGAGGTCTGTGATGTCGTCACAGAAGACATTTCCACGTTGAGCTTCGCTGCATGAACGTCGATGATCCCGAGAAGTTCGAGAGCCTGAAGAAGGTCGCCCAGCGCGCGGCGCGCACCATGCACGGTGCCGCCATGCTGATCCTGGGCAGCCAGACGCCGCCGAAGGTCATCCTGTACGGCGAGGATTTCATCAACGGGATCGAAGAGATCGAAAGCGCCGTCGGCACCGACGAGACAGTGGAGGATGACGGATGAAGCGGCCCAAGACCGGTGTTACCCAGAGGGTAAAAACGCTTGGGCCACAAGCGAAGAAGTGGGCGGTGACCTACACGGCCAATGGCCGGGACGCCACCATCAACGTCCGTGCCGCCAATCGCGAGATGGCGTTCCTGCTGGCCCGCCACTCCAATATCCCGAAGAACGCGGAGATGAAGGAGGCCGTCGAACTGAGGACAACTACGAGCGATTGGTAAAGTAGGAAGATGGGATTTTTCCACTTTCCCAAAATTTTGGCTAGAGTGCCTATTAGGGAGAAAACATGACTGACGATCGTCGTTCGTTCCAGAGCGCCCCGCGCCGGGGCTACACCGAGGCGGTGCTGACCGGCACCCATAAGCGCCAGTGGGAGGAGACGCTGGCGGCCGTCAACTGGGTGGCACCGGGCTTCGCCCATATCCTCTACACCATGCTCAATCGGCGGGGCGACACTCAGGTCGCCCTGTTCACCGAAGAGATCAAGTACATCGCCGCCACCGACGGCCTGCAGTTGCTGTTCAAGCCGAGCGAGTTCTTCAAGCTCACCTTGATGCGGCGGGTCTTCATTGTGCTGCACGAGATCATGCACAACGTGTTCGACCACTGCTATCAGGGCTATCGCCTGCGCAAGCAAGGCACGCTGACCTGGGAAGGCCGGGTCCTGCCCTACGTCCACGAGCCGGCCAACATCATCCAGGATCTGATCATCAACGACGGCCTGATCGAGAGCCGGATCGGCGAGTGGCCGGGCTTCGGCTGGCACGACCCCAAGGTCGCCACCCATCACGACAGCTGGGTCGAGGTCTACTTCCGGGTGGTCAAGGTGATGCCGTCGCCCAGAGGCCGGGGCGGTGCCGGCAAGGGGCAGGGCAAAGGTGACATGAGCGTCACCCTGCCCGGCGTGAACCCGGACGGCAGCCCGGTTACCCAGCCGGGTAAGCCGAAGGGCCGGCGGACTGATGCCAAGGCCGAGCCGGCCGACCCGCAGGGCGACCAGGCCGACCAAGGCACGCCAGAAAGGGCTCAGGGCTCGTGGGATGAGCATCTCGACCCCGGCATGTCCGAGGGCACCAAGCCGGCCCAAGCCCCTGAGCGAAGCCCGCAGGAGTGGCAGCAGGCGGTCGCCGCTGCACTCGTGGTGAGCCGGGCGCAGGGCAAGCTGCCGGCCGCGCTCGAGCATATGTTCAAGTCGGTGCTCGAGCCGAAAGTTGACTGGACCGAGCACATTCACGGCATCATCGCCCGCAAGGTGGGGTCGGGCGGCTACGACTGGCACAAGCCCGACCGCCGGCTGCTGGTCCGCGACATCGTGATCCCCGGCCGCTCCGGGCATGGCGTCGACTGCGTGGTGCTGGGGGCCGACAGCTCGGGCTCGATCTATGCCGACCCCGACGTGCTCGATATCTGGCTGGGCGAATGCAAGGGGATTTTGGAAGAGCTTCGCCCGCGCAAGATGTTCCTCGTGTGGTGCGACGCCAAGATCCAGCGGGTCGACGAGCTCACCGATCCGGGCGACCTCGACTGGGTCCGCATGAAGGGCGCCAAGGGTGGCGGCGGCACGTCGTTCGTGCCGGTGTTCGAGTGGATTAACAACGAGCACCTGCAGCCCGACTGCCTGCTCTACCTGACCGACATGATGGGGACGTTCCCGAAGTCGGCACCGAGGTATCCCGTGATCTGGGGAAGCATCTTCCCCGACAAGCGAGCGCCGTTCGGGGACGTCGTTCACGTTCCATACAATCCCCGATAGGAGGAAGCGATGATCTACTACCGAGAGCCGCCCAACCGCTGGCGAGGCAGCGGCACCTACCATCCGAAGGAGCCATCGACCAGCACCCTGCGCTTCATCATGACTGGCCTCATCGTCACGCTGATGCTCATCGCGACGTGGGTGTGCGACGAAGTCTGGCCGGTGCCCGACAGCGTCATGCCGCCGATTGTCAAGCAGAAGTAGAGCGTAGAGTAAAAGCGTCCAACCAAAGGGAGAAAGCAATGCGTAGTCTAGTGATCCTGTCTGCAGCGGTGGCGGGGCTCGGCCTCTGTCTCGGGCTTGCCGCCTGCGTGAGCGACGGCACGACGCCGAACTACAACGACCGGTTCATCCCGGCGTCGTACAACGTGCTGCCGACCCAACACCAGCCGGTGCAGACCTATCGGCCGGCACCGGTCTACACGCCACCCCGGCAGGTTACCTATCCGCGGTCCGGCGGCGGCAGTGGCCAGTGCGTCTGCGGCGATGCGTCGGGCTGCCCGCCCGGCGTCGTTCCCGCCTGTCGCTAGGGAGATTACCCACTGGGTAACTGGAGAACACTGAAGGGGTTCGTCGACATGATCGTGCGCAAGCCGCAACGAGAGTGGCAAAGCTCGGTGCCGCAGACCCCTTCAGACTTTCCCATGTGGCGCATCCGCCACGCCATCAACCCCAAGCTCTATTACAGCCACCGCGACGGCCGCTTCGTGCGCGAGGCCTACTCGACATGGACCAACCAAGAGCGCTTCGCGAAGTTTCCCAATCCCGATCCCGAGCGGATCTGGGAGTCGTTCGGCTTCTACATCCCGCTCTACGATCCCGACGACCCGGAGCTTTTATGATCGACGACTACAACCGACTGCAGGAACTAATCCAGGCGATCCAGCGCGAGCTCGACGCCAAGCCATGGTCGCCTGAAACCCTCGAGGCGATCGCCAGCCTGCTGCGTGACGCAGGCTTTGACGTGAGGGATGTCAACTAAGGAGACGTGCAATGTTCACCGAAGTATTGCGAGTGACGCCGACCCAGGACGTCGGCATCGGCAACGAGGCGTGGTCCCGGACCCGGACTATGTTCAAGGACTTCGCTGCCAGCATGCAGCGCTACGTCATACTGGAAGGCCGTAGCCGCGGCGACCACATGGTCGTGATCCGCTTCTACAGCCGTGAGGACTTCAACACGGCACACGACACTGTGGCCGAGCAGTGGGCCGCGCTGATCAAGTTCGTCAATGAGGGGGGATACATCATCCAGGAAGTGATGTTGCTGGACGAGATCCTTGAGCCCGTTACGACGGCCGATCTGGAGCAGCCCGTGGCGGAGATCGAGCCCGCGGCGCTGGCGACACGGGAGCCGGCCGGCGAGGCTTAGGTTACCCACTGGGTAACGGATATCTACCGGCCGCGAGGTTCGCGGCCGGCCCTTCCCTCCAACGAAAGACCCTCAATGTCAGACGACAAGCGTACCAGAGCGTTCGCCGGCGGCCGCTCCCTCAGGGTGCTGTCCGGTATCTACAAGCTGGCCAACCACGCCAGTGCCTTGAACAAAGTATCCTTCGATCCCGATGAGCTTCGTTTGTTGTTCGTTCAGGACTGGCAGCGAAGTTCGCTCACCACGGCGTACGAGCTCACCGAAGCCGGACCGCTCAACCGGCAGACGCTCTATGTCGAGATCGAGAACCCGATGCCGCTCAACTGGATGGCTCCGCGCCTGGAGTTCACCTTCAACTGGGCGACCTGCAGGGAAGGCTTCCTCGTGCCGCGGCGCAAGGGCTACACGGTCGAGGAGCCGGCCAGGATCCTGATCGGCCAGACACCGCTTCGCTCCAAGTTCGAGGAGGTGGTGATGCATGAGTGCCGGATCGCCTACGAATGGGGGCTGGTGCTCTGGGTGTTCGAGCAGCTGAACCAGCCGGCATACAACACCACGCCGGCGCAAGTCCGCTACATCTGGCCGGCCCTCCTGCCGATCCTGCGCATGGCGAACGAGCACGCAATGGCCAACGAGCTCGCGTCACCGTCGTCGCGTGCCGGCGACAGCGCCCGCTGCCCATCCTGGGTGCTGCCGTACATCAAACCGACGTATGACATTATCGCGAAGGGTGTGATCCTTCACGAGGTGCCGGAGGTGGAGGTCGACAAGACGATCACCTACAAGCTCTACTCCCCCACCTTCAAAATGGATAACGGCCTGAGCTTCAAAGGCTATGTTCCTACTTGACGCCGGCTTTCCGTTGGCTTAGATAGGCGGCGTCTCCCCCCGAGACCGAGCCCGGCCATGCAACCACCGTCGCCATCCCAAGCACGGTGTGGCCGGGCTCACTTTTTACCCATAGGGTAACAGGATGCGGTGGATCTTCGGCGACAGCGAGACCTTCTACTCGAAGGACTACTCCCTCACCAAGCTAGATCCCTGCCAGTACATCCTCAGTCCTCAGTTCGAGCACATTTGCCTTGGCATTGCCGAGGGCTCGAGCACGCCCTATCTGGTTGACGGGCCAGATATCGGGAAATGGTGCGATGATATCGGTGACCCCGAAGACATCGCCTTCGTCACTCACAACGCTCTCTTCGACTCCTGCATCATGTCGTGGGTCTACGACTGGGTGCCGGGCTTCTACGCCTGCACGCTCAGCATGGCGCGCACCCTGCTCAGCCCATGGCTGCGTTCCAAGGCGCTCGGCTCGGTCGCCAAGTATTACGGCTGGCAGAAGGGCGACACGATCCACAAGGTCAAGGGCATGGGCCGCGCCGACATCCAGGCGAGCGGCATCTGGCCCGAGTACAAATCCTATTGCCTGCAGGACGTGGCTCTCTGCCGCGCCGCGTTCATGCAGATGCGCGACAAGCTGCCTCTCGAAGAGCTTGTCCTCCACGACATCATCCTGCGCACCGCGATCGAGCCGACCTTGCGCGCCAACGGCGACAAGCTCGCTGAAAATCTTCAGACAGTGCGCGCCGAGAAGGAAACCACCTTCGCCAAGGCGATGCTGTGCGGCATCAACCACCTCGACGATCTCAAGGATGACAACCGGCTGGCCCAGGTGCTCGAGCGACTGGGCATCGAGCCGCCGACCAAGGTCTCACCGACCACCGGGCTGAAGCGCTTCGCGTTCGCCCGCACCGACACTGAGTTCATGGACCTGCTGGACCACGAAGACCCGGCCGTCCAGATCATCGTGCAGTCGCGGCTCGATCACAAATCCAACATCGAAGAGACGCGCAGCCAGCGCATGCTCGACATCAGCCAGATGGAATTCCCGAGCCTCGGGTCCAGCGGCTGGATGCCGATCCCGCTCAAGATCGGTGCCGCGCACACGCTCAGATTAGGCGGCGACTGGCGGCTCAACGCCCAGAACTGGGGCCGGCAGAGCCGCATACGCGAAGCGATCGAGGCGCCTGAGGGACGCACCTTGGTGGTCGGCGACTCCGAGCAGATCGAGTGCCGGATGAACGCCACTTACTGCGGCCAGTGGGATCTCGTGGCTGCGTTCCGCGACAAGCGCGACGTCTATGCCGACTTCGCCAGCCAGATCTTCAACGTCCCGGTCACCAAGCTAACCCATCCCGGCGAGCGCTTCGTCGGCAAGACCGGCCAGCTGCAGCTGGGCTATCAATCCGGCTGGATGAAGTTCCAGACCTCGGTCAAGCTCAGGAGCCGCGAGGAAGCCGGCCGGGTGATCGAGCTCAGCGACGCCGAGGCGTTCGACGTGGTGAGCAAGTACCGCTCGATCAACGCGGCGATCACCAACAAGTGGCTCTACAACAAGGAGATCATCGCCTTCATGGCGACCGCGCACGAAGGCGCCTACCTCGACGACGGCCCGATGCGCTTCAGCTACCAGAAGATGACCGGACCCAATGGTCTGGTGATGCACTACCACGGCCTGCACTACGACCAGAACCTCGGGCAGTGGATGTTTCAGTACGCCGAGCGCTGGCACAAGCTCTACGGCGGCAAGCTCGAAGAGAACATCATCCAGTTCCTCGCCCGCATCGGCATCATGCAAGCCTGCGTCCGACTAAGAAAGCCCATGCAGGCGCTCGATGCCTGGCTGGTGATGACTAGCCACGACGAGCTCGCCTACCTGGTGCCCGACGCCAATGTCAGGGACGCGATGGCGCTCTTGAAGGAAGAGATGGGCCGGCCGCTGCCGTGGATGCCCGACCTGCCGATCTCGGCCTCGATCGCTGCCGGAAAATGCTATGCCGACGCCAAGTGATCAGTTATCGTGGCGCGGTTAGAGGGTAGTACGACATAGACGCGCCATCTGGGCCGGGACCTTGAGGGGGACCGGCCCAATTTTTTAGTCTATACTCCCCTCGTGTCCTTGCTTGTGTCATTGCATCCTAGTTGACCTCATGAGCCGGTTTTACCCCTTGGGTAACCGGCTCATTTTTTGTATAGTGCCCCGTTGAACTCGGGGTATGACATGCCATCTATACAACTCTCGCCGCATTTCACGCTCAACGAACTGATCGCCTCCGACACTGCCGTCGAGGAGGACATCGACAACTCGCCCAACCTCCAGCAGATCATCGAGCTCACGTTGCTCTGTAACAACACGCTCGAGAAGATCCGCCAGATCTGTGGCGCCAAGCCGATCGAGGTCACCTCGGGCTTCCGCTGCCCCGAGCTCAACGCCGCGGTTGGCGGCGCTTCCAACAGCGCCCATCTGTTCGGCTGCGCGGCCGACATCGTGATCCCCGACTTCGGCGATCCCCTCAAGGTCTGCGAGGCGCTGCACGCCTATGTCATCGACCTGCAGATCGACCAGCTGATCTACGAGACCAATGCGGCGGGTGGCGTGTGGGTCCACGTCGGCCGGGCGACCCTCGACGAGGGCTATGGTGGCGAGTGCTTCTCGGTGATCGACGGCTGTACCGTCTACGACCCGTTCCCCAACGCCGTCGCTCAGTCGATGGCATGATCCGATGCCCGACACCCTCGTTCCCCCCAAGCCCTTCTTCTGGTCGTGGTCCAGGCTGCAGTCCTTCGAGACCTGCGCCAAGCAGTTCTACCACGTCGACGTCGCCAAGGACGTCGCCAAGAACGTCAACCTCCAGCAGAACTGGGGCCTCGAGGTCCACAAGGCACTGGCCGATCGCATCATGCATGCCAAGCCCCTGCCGATGGGCATGGAGCAATACGAATACTGGGTCGAGCGCATCTGCAAGGGCTGGAACCGCCTCGAAGGCCCGATCATCAGCTGCGAGAAGAAGTTCGCGATCACCGCTGACTACCAGCCTTGTGAATACTTCGACCGCAAGAAGCAGGTCTGGCTGCGCGTCGTCGCTGACGTGCTGAAGCAGCACGACGACATCGCCCTGATCGTCGACTGGAAGACCGGCAAGCGAAAGGACGACCTCGACCAGCTGCAGGTCTCCGCCGCCGTGCTGTTCGCCCACTTCCCCAACCTCCAGAGGATCCGCTCGGACTTCGTCTGGCTGCAGGAGCCGCCGGGCGACAATGCGCTCACTACCGCGTACGTCCATCGCGGCGACCTCACGCGCCTGTGGCAGCGCCTCTTGCCGCGGGTCGGCCGCATGCAGAAGGCGCTCAACGATCTTGAGTTCGCGCCCAATCCCTCCGGCCTCTGCAAGAAGCACTGCAACGTGATCAGTTGCCCGTACCATGGGCGAGGATCGCAGTGACCCCGGAGGGGAAAGTCAAGCGGACGATAAAACTCCTACTTGACAGGCTCTTCCCAGAAGACTACCCCTGCTACACCGAAACCCTGGTCACTCAGGGCTACGGCCGTGCCGGCCTCGACTTCACCTGCTGCCTGTTCGGGTGGTTCGTGGCGATCGAGGCCAAGGCACCGGGCGAATGGCTGACACCGCGCCAACGGCTCACCGCCATCGAGATCCTGGCAGCCGGCGGCAAGGTGTTCATCATCTCAAACGACGAGGGCCTGTGGGCTCTCGAGCGCTGGATCGTCAAGAATTACCCCGTGGGTAAACCATGACCGTCATGTCGTCGCTCCGCCAGATGGGCCTGATCCACTTCCCGCCAGTGCTGGAGTGGTACGACTTCCCCGGCGTGCAGCAGCCGTTCGACATCCAGCGCCATACCGTCAGCCACCTCACCGAGAACCCGCACTCCTACGTGCTGAGCAGCATGGGCACCGGCAAGACCAAGTGCGTGCTGTGGGCGTTCGACGCCCTGCGCAAGGCCAAGGCCGCGCGGAAGATGCTGGTGGTGGCGCCGCTCTCGACGCTCAATTTCACTTGGGGTCGCGAGATCTTATCGACCGTTCCTCATCTCAAGTATCAAGTGCTGTGGCACAACAAGGCTGACGTCCGGCGCGAGCGGCTGAAGATGGACGCCGACATCTACATCATCAACCACGACGGCCTGAAGCTCCTGCACAACGATATCCTGCTGCGACCCGACATCGACGTGATCTGCTTCGACGAGCTCGCGATCTACCGCAACAAGACCGATCGCACCCTCAAGGCCGCCGCGCTCGCACGCACCAAGTCGGTGGTGTGGGGGCTGACCGGTGCGCCGACGCCGAACGAGCCGACCGACGTGTTCTGGCAGAGCAAGCTCGTCACGCCCGAGACGACGCCGAAGTTCTGGGGCCGCTTCCGCGAAGAGCTCATGTTCCGCATCAGCCAGTTCAAGTGGGTGCCCAAGCCCGATGCCGGCATCAAGGCGATCAACGCACTCAGACCCAACGTGCGCTTCAATCTCGACGACGTGGTCGAGCTCCCCGACTTCGTCAGCCAGCGCATCGACGTGCCGATGGGGCCCAAGCAGGCCAAGATCTATACCGAGATGACTAACGTCTGCGTTTCGATGGTGCAGGACAGGATCATCACCGCGGCGAACGCCGCCGGCGTGATGTCGAAGTTGCAGCAGATCAGCCTCGGCTGGGTCTACGACAAGCACCATGACATCGTGCAGCTCGACAATCAGGCGCGCATCGGCACCATGCTCGACATCGTCAACACGTCGGCGCGCAAGGTGCTGATCCTGGTGCCGTTCAAGCACGCGCTCGCCGGCATCAGCAAGGCCTTAACCGATGACGGCTATGTCAACTTTCCGGTCGACGGCGACACCAGCCCCGGCAAGCGCGACAAGATCTTCCACGAGTTCCAAACGATGGATGACATCAAGGTGCTGCCGGCCCATCCGCAGTGCATCGCCCATGGTGTCACGCTGACGGCGGCCGACACCGTGCTGTGGTTCGCGCCGACCTTGTCGGCCGAGCACTATCAGCAGGCGAACGCGCGCATCCGACGTGTCGGTCAGAAATTCAAGCAGTTGTTTCTGCACCTGCAGGCGACCAAGGTCGAGAGCAAGCTCTATAGCTTGCTGCAGGGCAAGGTGGTCCGGCAAGACGCCCTGCTCTCGATCCTCGAAGACGAAAGCTGGACCGACATGAACAACGCGCTACCCTAGGAGCACCTATGGACACTATGGACACCACGCAAGCACCATCAGCACCACCATCAGCACCCGGTCCGATCGACCCTTCGGCGCTGATCGGTCTCTACATCGAAATCCGCGACGCGAAGAAGGCGCTAGAGAAAGCGCACGAAGAACAACTCAAGCCCTATACCGAGCGCATGGAGCGGATCGAGCAGGCGCTTCATCGGTATATGTTAGAAACAAAACTTAATAGCTTGCCGACGGACAGTGGGACGGCCTATACTGCGGTCAAGAGGAGTGCGTCAGTTGCAGACGCTGTTGCGTTTAAGGGCCATATCATCGAAAACCGCGACTGGGACCTTGCCGACTGGCGAGTGAACGTGAACGCGGCTGAGGCCTTCGTCAAAGAACATGGCAGCGGACCACCTGGCGTGAACTATCGAGAGTTCGAGACGGTAGGTGTCAGACGGCCAACAAAGTAAACGAAGGAGCGATGCAATGAGCAATGGTATCACCACGATCGCGAGCCATCCGAACTTCGGCGTGATGCCGGTCGAGGCCCGCAACCTCAAGATCGACAGCAAGGCACTCGGCGGCGGCATTCAGGGCAGCTTCGGAGTGCTCAGCTTCAAGGGCAAGAACTGGGCGGTGCGTTACCACGGCGAGACGTACCCGATCTGGCAGTACGATACGCAGGGCCGGCCGATCGGCACCGTGCCGGCGCTCGAGGTGGTGCTGATCAATGTCAGCCCGTCGATTGCTAAGACCTACTACGAGGGCACCTACGTCGAGGGCTCGACCGATGCGCCCGACTGCTGGTCGCCCAACGGCATCGTGCCCGATCCGTCCTCGCCCAAGCTGCAGAGCCAGACGTGCGGCACCTGCAAGTGGAACCGGTTCGGCAGCAAGATCACCGACAACGGCAGCCAGTCGAAAGCATGTCAGGACCACAAGCGCATGGCGTTCGTGCCAGCCGCCGACATGCAGAACGAGCGCTACGGCGGGCCGATGCTGCTGCGCGCGCCACCGGCCTCGCTTACCGGCGTGCTCGACTACGCCGACAAGCTGCGCCAGATGGGCTGGGAGTGGTACGCGCTGGTGACCCAGATCAGCTTTGACCCGACCAAGGCGTACCCGCTGATCAAGTTCCACGAGGTGCGGCCGCTCACGCCGCAGGAGATCGCCTACGTCCACCAGCTGCAGGACGACCCGCGCGTCGCCCGCATCATCAACGAGGGCGTCGAATTCGATCCGCTGACGCCCGAGCAGATGGCCGAACGTGGTATCGTTCCGGCCGCCGCGGGTGCTCCCCCGCACCCGCAGCACGCTGCGCCCCCTCCCCTCGCTCAGGCGCAGCCGGCACCCCCGGCGCCAACGGCTCATACCCCACCTGGCGCTTGGGGTGCCCCCACGCCTGTTACCCAGCCGGGTAACGCCCCTCCCCCGCAAGCCCAGGGCGCGCCTGCAGCGCCGCCGGCTGGTGGCTGGGGTGGACCGCCGGCTCAGGCGCAAGCCCCTGCAGCCCCGCCCGCAGCCCCGCCAGCGACGGGTCCTATGGGTGTACCGCCCGGCATGGACGCCGAGCAGTTTCGGGCCTTCCAGGAGTGGCAGCGCCAGCAGGCCGCCAGCGGCACCGGCCAGCAGGCTCCCGTTCAAGCCCAACCCCCGGCTGATGCGGCTCCTGCTGCGGCTCAACCGGCTGCCAAGCGCCCGCGAAACCGGCGCACGCCGGCGGTGAGCCCGGGCCCGGCCGCGGCGTCGACGCCGGCGGCGCCTGCACAGGCGAGCGCACCACCCGAAGGACAGGTGGCAGCGCCCCCGGCAGCCCCTGCAGGGGCCTGGGGCGCACCACCCGCCGGAGCTCCGGCGCAGGCCAATGGTGCCGCTGCCCCGGCAGCCCCCACCAACGACCCCGGCATGGCGCAGTTCGACGATCGTCTGAACAAGCTGCTTTAGCGTAACGGGCCGGCTGGGCTCATCCCGGCCGGCCGCCTCGGGGGAGGCCTTTTGATGCTGTCTCAGGCCGCTGCTTTTCTTGCCTCCGTGGTGCCGTGGCCGGCACCGGGCGACCCGCCACCCTGGTTCGTCAACGTCCACTGGACGATCGACATCACCGAAGGCGGCAAGGCCAAGCAGATCTTCCCCGGCCGGGCCTGCACCACGCTCGAGCAAGCGCTGAACCAGATCGAGTACCGGCTGACGCACGCCGGCGGCACCAATCTCTTCGTCTGCATGTCGGCGCAGCCCCAGGGCAAGGAGAAGCTCGACCGCCGCGGCCGCAAATACTGGAACGCCATCCGATCGCGGCTCACCGCACTCTGGCTGAAGTCGATCTGGATCGACATCGACGTCAAGGACAAGGGCTACAAGACCACGCTCGAAGCGGCCGAAGCCTTCAACCGGTGGCGCCTGGCGGCCGGCCTGCCCGAGCCCAGTTTCGTGGTGATGACCGGAGGCGGTGGCTTCCACGTCCATTGGGCGCTCGCCGAGGCGATCCCGGTCGATCGCTGGTTCGCCCTCGCAAGCCGGCTGGTCGCGGCGATCCAGCAGCACGGCCTGCTCGCCGACACCGCCGTCACGATCGACGCCGCGCGCGTGCTGCGCCTGCCGCAGACGTTCAACTACAAATACACACCACCCAAGCCAGCCTTCCTGCAGGCGGCACGGGCTGAGTACCGGCCGGAGTACCTGGAGGACCTGCTCAAGGGCTACCAGCCGGTCGCGATCGCGCGTCCCGCCGCCGTCGTGCAGTCCACGATGGGCCCGTTGTTCGAGCGCCGGCCGGCGCTGCCATACTCGGCGCTGGGCGATGGTATCGAACGCGCAACCTTTGACATTGATCAAGTCGCCGAGGTCTGCCCGCTGGTGAAGGACGCGGTTACCCACGGGGGTAACTGGCACCCCAATCCGTTGTGGCACGCCATGGCGGCGCTCAGCGTGCACGTCCTCGAAGGCCGCAACGTCTTCCACGATCTCGCCAACGGCCATCCTGACTACGATCGTGCCACCAGTGACGAGCTCTACGATCGGGTCGAGGGCGATCACCAGCGGCTCAATACCGGCTGGACGACCTGCGCCCATCTCGACCGTGCCGGCGGATCACCACATTGCGCGAACTGCGCGCACCGCCTCGAAGGTCGGAGCCCGCTCAACTTCGTGAACCGCTACTTGCCGCCGCCGGCCATCCCGGTCTCGCCGCTCGCCCAGCCGGCAAGAGGGGTCGCGGACTACAGCCGCAACTGGCTGCCGGCAGGCTACCGCTACGACGCTGAGCAATGCGTCGTGCGCGATGTACCATCCGACAAAGAGGGTGAGCCCGACAAAGTCCTGCTGGTGTTCGAGCATCCGCTGCTCGATCCATGGCCACAGGAAGGCGAGCAGGTTGGTGACGGCCGCGACGGCATCAACTTCGTGAGTGTATTCGGAACACGCCGGCGAAACATGCAAGTGCTCGCGATCGACATGTCGACGTCCGATCAGCTGGGTCGTGTGCTCGCCAAGCAAGGCTTGCCAGTCTCCAACAAGGCGGAAGCATTGAGGTTGTTCATGGCGTTCATCACCGATCTCAGGAAGCGCAAGGAGAACGCCGTCAAAGTCGCCCGGATGGGCTGGGACTTCGAGGATGGCGCCGCCTCGGCGTTCACCTTCGGCGGCACACGCTTCAACTGCAAGGGCGACCTGCCGGCCATCCTCAGCGACCCCGTCATGCAGCAGCACTACACGCCAGTCGGCTCGCCCGATCCCTGGATACAGGCCGCCAAGCTGATGATCGGGATCAATTCGTCGCTCGACCTGTTGGTGGCCGGTGCGTTCGCGTCGCCTCTGGTTGCCTTCACCGGCCACTCGGGCATCACGCTGTCGTGCTGGTCGTCGCAGTCGGGCGTCGGCAAGACGTCGGCAATGACCGTCGGCCAGTGCGTCTTCGGCCATCCTGCGTCGATGATGCGCATGGGCGACACGCACAACTCGATCACGGCGCGCCTTGGCATCTTGAACAACTGCGCCGGCTACTTCGACGAGGCGTTGGGCAATACCCAGACCGACAAGCAATGGCTGGGCACGCTCCATTCCGTAACCCAGGGGCGGGATCGCTCGCGGCTCGGGCGTAACTCCAAAATGCTCGATACCCAGACGTTTTCGCTCATGATGATCGGTGCCGCCAATGGCAGTCTGATCAGTCACGTCAATGACCTCAACAAGAAGACGCCGGCAGCAATGATGCGCCTGATCGAGTGCGAGGTGCCGCCGCTGATCGGGTCGAGCTCGATCCTGATGCGCGAGATAAACAGCCTGATGGCCAAGCTGCAGAACAACTACGGCCACGCTGGCATGCGCTATGCCCAGTATCTTGGACAGAACGCCACCGCGGTCGAGACAATGGTCAACCGCATGGAGGATCGCGTCGCCCAGAAATTCAACATCCAGCCGGCCGAGCGCTTCTGGTCGGCCGGCATCGCCGTGCTGCTGGTCGGCGCCATGCTGGCCAACGATCTCGGGCTTACCAAGTTCAACGTCGAAGGCATGCGCGACTATCTCAGGCAGGTGCTCGACAAGATGCGGGTCATCAAGTCCACCAACACCATGGAGTTCACCGACCCGAACGCGCTGGCGCTTTTAATCAAGAACTATCTCGGTTCGCACCGCAGCACGGTCATCGAGACCATGGACATCCCGGTGATGGTGAGCGCCGGCCGCCCTCACGGCACACCCGAGGTGCCGTTGAATTTCACCAACCTCGCGCAGACCCGCGACCGCTGGGCAGCCCGCTACGCTCATAACCCTCACACGTTGTGGATCGACCGCTACGGGCTCTTGCGCTGGCTCGAGAAGGAAGGGTTCTCGCCGACGCACGCCGTCGACTGCATCAAACGCTTCCTCTTCGCCAAGATCCTCGACAGCGTCACCATCACGCGCGGCACCAACCTGCGCGGGACACAGGCGGTCCTGCTCGAAGTGAACTGCAACCAGCCCGCGTTGCAGGGGCTGTTCAACTAGGGAGCAAACAATGAGTGCAAAGTATCGCGTGGAAAGGACGATCAAGCAGGGCTTCGGCTACGACGACGCCGACGTCACACGCTTCACGATCGAGCGCACCGGCGATGGTCCGCTGGTGCGCTCCGACGATCCGGTGCTGCTCAACCGGATCTGCGATCTGCTCAATGCCGACGAAGGTGGAACGGGTGATAGCCCGCCTCGTGGACGAAGCTCTTGTCACCCCGGTTCGAGTGAACCGACCTGAGCCGCCAGTTGGAGGGGTCGTTGTCGCCGCCGGTCGCGATCGAGTGCTTGTGGTCGATGTCGATCCCCTTCAACGCTTCCTTGCCGAGCTTCTTCACCTCGGCGTAGCGCGCCCGCAGCCGCATCCGATGACCGACCTTGTAGCGCTCGGTCTTCTCATAGGCCTTGTCGTAGGCCGTGTAGTGGTGGGTGGGGCGGTCGGTCACTTCAGCGTCGCCCGGTTGCTCTTCGGATCGTACTTGTAGTCACCGGTCTTGCGGCCGCTCTCCTTGGCGGCACGGTCCTTGGCCCGCCCGGCAGCCCCCATCGCCTGGCGCTTGGCGCCCTTCGGCGTGAGCTCCTGCGAGCCCTTCTTCAGGTCACCGTGCTTCTGCAGTTGCGACGTCGCCACGGCGAAGGCTTGCGAGGTCGGCATGCCCTTGGCTTCCAGCTGGCTCTTCAGGCGCTCGAGGATCTTGGGCATGGTGTCACCAGTGATAGGCGCCGAGCCCGCCGCCGAAGAACAGCAGCACGAGCACCAGCAGGATGACGAAGAAGATCCCCGACGGCCAGTAGCCATAGCCGTAGCCGCTCATGTACGGCCACGACGGCAGGGCCCCGAAGATCAGGATCAGCAGGAAGACGAGTACGATGATGGCGATCATGGCGCCCTCCAGTTACCCCGTGGGTAACTACTTCTTGCCCTTGGGAAACGGGAACTTCCCGCCCTTTCTGAACGAGCCGACCTTGGTGGCCGATGGCGAGTTGCCGCCACCGACGCCGCCGATCCGGGCGCTTGCTGCTGCCTCGCTGCCGGGGCCCTTGAGCGGACGATCGGTCTTCTCCTTGCCGATCCGGTCCTTGTCCTTCGCGCCGTACCCCTGCTTCGTCATCACTTCTTCCCCACCTTGCCGCCTTTGCGGAAGCCGCCGGCGAACATCTGCTTCTTGTCGAGCGCCTTGTCGGCCTTGCTGCCTTCCTTGACGCCCTTCGGATCGACGTCCTTGCCGGATTTCTCGAACGCCTTGAAGCCTTTGCCCTTTGCCATGCTGTCCTCCTAGTGGACGGGGAGATTGTAGACGTCGTAGCTGTCGCGCAGCGTACGATCGTGCTTGCCGAACTGCACGCCGAGATTGCTGGCCGGCGTGCGCGACTGGCGTCCGGCCTGCGCCTGCGCCTTGATGACCTGTCCCAGGGTGATCTTCTGATCGTCCGGCCGATCGCGGTTGTACTCCTGCAGGAACGCATTGCGCGAGCCTGGCGGCATGCCGACGAGCTCCTTCATCGTCGCCGTGCGGCTCTGCTGCTGGACCTGCTTCTCGGCCTGGGCGTAGCGCCGCGCCTCGCCCGTCTCGGCTTCCCAGCCCGGCGTGAAGCCCAAGCCGCGGATCAACTGATCGCCAACACCGTACAGCGGCTGGCGCTCGGCGCCCGACGGCATCGTGGTGAACCGGCTCTTGGTCGCCCGCAGGTAGGCGTCGATCACGTCGGCGCCGACCTTCATCGGCAGGATGTTGCGCCCGACCTCGAGCGCCTTCTGGTCGGCCTGCTCGGTCGCGCCATCGTGATAGAGCTTCGCCGCTGACGCGCTGTCCTGCAGTGCCTGGATCCAGTCGGCAGCCAGCCCACCCGGCGCGCCGGCGATCAGGTTGAACGCCGATGCCTTCAGGTCCTGCGGCTTGTTGGATGGCGGCGTGCCGAACGTGACCAAGCTGTCGTGACCCAGACGGCCGGCGTCGATGCCGGCATAGCGGGGCAAGCCGCGCATGAAGATCTCACCGGCCGTCGCCCCGAAGTGCCGGGTCATGAACGCACGCGCATTGTGCTCTTCTTCATCCCAGCTGGGCGTCAGGCCAAGGATGTTGCCGGCGGTGAACACCGCCTTCAGGGGCTCGGTCGGCAGGCCGAGCGCGCCGGCCACCAGGGTCTGGGTCACCGTCGCCAGCAAGAGCCCGTGCAAGGCTTCGCGCCTCGCCTCGCCTTCTCCCTTCAGAGCGCCGGCCATCAGGCGGATGTAGTTGCCGATCACGCGCTGGGGGTACTTCTTGAACTGCAGCGCCAGCCGCCCCAGAGGATGGTTGAACACCGGCGGGGCGTTGTACGCCGAGTAATTACCAGCCGTCTCGCCGAGCTTTTCCTGCGCATAGTTCATCGCCTCTTCGTGGCTGGCGTTCTTGCGCGCGCGCTCGAGGCGATAGGCAGCGAGTGCCGTCACGCCACGGTTCAGGTTCTCGACCGCCGTGTTCAGCTGGCGGAAGGAGTTGTCGGCGTGGTCCAGCACGCGACCGGCACGGCTAGGGCTGGGACCGAACTGCTTCTCGATCTCCATCTCGGCCGACTGGCTGAACCAGCCACGGTCGGCCAGGTGCTGCAGCAGCGCCTTCTCGTTCTCATCCTTCAGCTGGTTCTTGAGGTAGTCGATCCACTGGAAGCCGACATCCCGACCGCGCATCGCCTTCATGAAGTCGGCACCGCCCTGCTTGAGCATCGTCAACCCGCCGAGGTCGCGGTACGCCTTCATCAGCGCGCCGGCCGCGCGCATGCCGCCATGGCGCATGCCGATCATCGGGATGCCGAGCATCATGGGCTCGGTCGAGTTCACCGCGAGGAAGCCGGGGCTCATCAGCTTGTCGAGGTAGCTCATGCCGAGCACCCGGCTGATTGCGTGGCCGACGACGTTGTCGTTCCAGACCTGCGGCCGGCTGTTTACCCTGCGGGTAATCTCATCCATCACCCCCTGCCGGAGCTCGTGGCCACCACCGTACTGATAGTCCTGAACATACTTCTGAGCTGCCTTCGTCGTCTGGTCGAGCTCGAACTGGTGCTTGGCGCGCGCCATGTAGTTCGCGGTCGAGACGAAGAACTCGGTGTAGTTGCGTAGGAGATCAGTCGACGCGCCTTTGGTCAGCTGCCGGGGCAGGAAGCGCGCGCTCGCCGCCGAGCGGATCTTCGAGCGCGCGGCGGCATCCTCGAACGCCCGCATCACGTCGGACTGCATGCCTTCCGGCAGGTTCTGGAAGTGCGCCGAGTTCCTGAACCGGCCGACGATGCGCCCGAGCTCCTGGCTCATGTGCTGGGCGCTGACGTTGCCCGACGCCGGGTCGCGCAGCCGCTCGACGTCGCGCACCTGCAGGGGAACCTTGTTGTCAGCAGCATGCTTGCGCAGCTGGTCGATGCGCTTGGCCGCGTCGCCCCGGCGATCGTAGGTCTCGAAGTGCTCGGGGTTCATCGTCACCTGATGGCGCACCTCGTACTTCGCCGCCTCGGCCGGATCGGTCGTCTTGAGATCGTCGAGCTCCTGGGCCGTGCTCGGCTGGTCGGCCCGGCTGACCGGCTCGTCGGCGCCCTTCTCGTAGATCTTGCGCTCGGCCGACTGCTGGGCCAGCCCGAGCTCGTCGGTCACGCCCTTGATGTAGCGCCTGGCCTGATCCTCGGTGCCGAACACCGCGGTCTTGGCGTTGTCGAGCAGCTTGCCGCCGAAGCGCTCGACGTGCTTGGTGAGATCGTAAGTGCCGCGCACCACGAAGTTGCCGTGCCGCATCAGGGGCGAGTACGGGCCGGGCGTGCGACGGAAGTCCGGGGTGGCGCGCGCCTCGCTCATCGTGCGCTTGAAGAGATCGGGGTCGGCCGTCTCGGCAGCGTCGATCAGCGCCTGCTCGGCCGGCGTGCGCGCCTCGCGCATCAGGAGCTTGGTCTTGGCAGTGGCGAGCTCGGGCTTGTCGCCCATCCCTTGGAAGTAGTGGCCGACCACCTGGCTGTTGATGTCGTTCACGCCCATCTTGCGCGCGGTGCCGAGCAGATCGTTCCACAGCTTCTCGGCCTCGGGCTTGCCGCGCACTAGTTCGTTGTAGCGCTTCTGGAAGGAGGGGTGCTGCAGGCGGGTCTGCTCGTCCTCCAGCCCCGTGCCGATATGGGCGTTCTTGGGATCGTTGAGGCCGACGTCGGGATAGGCCTCGTGCATCGTCGTGTCGGTCAGCAGCTGGCGGAACGTGTCGCCGTCTTTGCGCGGCTTGTCCTGCCGCTCGAATTTTTCCAGTCGCTCGAGCAACGGGCGGATCTTGTACTGGTCGAGAATGCCCTTGCGCGTCTCGGCGATCTTGGCCACCGCCTCATAGATCGGCCGCGTCACCGCCTGAAACGCCTGCTCGCCGCGCCGCGTCAAATCGTGGAACGTGTGCAGACCGAGGACGCCGCGCCGCGCCGTCGTGCCTTCAGTCATACGGTTGAGCAGCGTCTTCGGTGACGTCTCCTCGTGGTCGCCGGTGCCGTCGGCCCGCCGGCGCGTCGGCAGGATCGGCACGTCCTCGAACTCCTGGTGGATGACGTGGCCTTCGGTCGTGTTCCGCCAGTTGCCCTGATGCTCGGTCGGGATGCGATCGGTCATTTGCATCACCGCTTCGAGCGCGGTGCGGTTGAACTTGCCGTAGCCTAGCGCCCGGCTGAGCAGGTTGACCAGCGCGCGCCAGACGTTGCGCGTTGCCGGCGGAGCGTAGGGCTCAAGGCCAAGACTGCGCCATTCGTCGGCCGTCATGTTGACCTTGCTGAGATGGTCCTGGAAGTCGGGATTGTTCCACGCCTCGGCCATGAACTCGTGGATGTTCTCGATGCCGTAGAGCTTGCGGTCCTTGAGATTGTAGCCGCGCTCGCGCGCGTGATCGGTCACGAAGGTCAGGAGCTTGCCCATGCCCTCGCGCAGCACCGGATCGGTATGAAGCGCCCGCCAGCTGGCGGCGTGGGCGATTTCGTGACCGATGATCTCGTTGGCCTGGGAGTCGTCCAGGAACTCCCGGTTCACCACGATGTGGCCGGTCTCGGGATTGAACAGGCCAGCGGTGCCTTCGAGTTGGAAGTTCTCGCTGGCGTAGCGCTTGTAGCCTTCCGGGCTCAGCACCGTGACCGGCGTGTCATGCACGGCATTCCTGAAACGGGCGAGGAACAGGCTGCGCAGGCCGGCATTGGCCGTACGTGGCGTGCGCGCGAGGATCAGGTCGATGATCTTGCCGGCCGACAGCTGCGTCTCGAAATACTCGGGGTGCTCGGCGAACAGATCGGCCAGGCCCTTGTCGCTCAGGCTCACCACGTCGCGGCCGTAGATCAGCCCCTTCTTCTGGTTGTCGACCATCTGGCGCAGGTACTTCGCCAGCGCGTCGGCGAGCGGCAGGTCGCCCGGCTCGTCGCCATTGAGCTTGTCGGCCGACCTCATGATCGCTTCGATCGCGTCGCGATTGGCGTTGGGGTCGAGCGGTCGGTTCTGCACGTCGTCGATCACCCGTGCCGTCTCGGGATCGCGCTTGCGCAAGAGGTCGAGATGATCGTCGCTGAGATCGGGATCGTTGCGCCGGCGCACCGGCTTGGCGAACAGCGGCTTCTCCTTGAAGCCACCCTCGACGCCCGCCCGTTCCTCGGTGGTCGGGCGCGCCGGCTCAGCCGGCCGCTTCTTGGCCTCGATCGCCTCCTTGGTGCGACGTTCGATCTCGGCGGCGCTGACGATCGGCGTGCCCTTCTCACGCTTCTGCAGTTCCTTGATGCGGCGCTTGAGCTCGGCGCCCTTGAGCGCGCGGCCAGGTTCAGCCGCCTTCGCACGCTCGACATCGAGCAAGGGCACGCGCGGCCGGCTGCCACCCGGCGTACGCTTGTTCTCGCGGAACAGGTCGGTGCGGTACTCGAGCTCCTCGCGCTCCTGCTCGTCCTCGGACTTGGGCAGCGGCTCGGGCTGCTCGTGCGCAAGCTCTTCACCCGTGTCCGTCTTGGCTTCGGCCTGCTCGGCGAACACACGCTCAGCTGCAGCCTCCTGGGTCGGAGGCGTGAAGCCGCCTTCGTCGCCTTCCTTCAACTCCTGACCACGCCGCTTCGCCGTGGTCTCTTCGTTGTACCCCTTGCGCATCGCAGCGTGCGCCTCGATCGCTTCGGGGCCGTCGCGCATCGCTCTGTCGAGGCTCCAGATCTCGTCGGCGCGCAACGACAGCAGACCGCGCTTGCTCGCGGCGTCGGGCCGGGGCTGCCATTCGCTCTCGGGCCTGTCGGGGTCGAAGCCCATGTCGCGCAGAAGGTTGCGGGTGTTATCGTAGACCGTCGACGCGCGCTTCAAGATGTTGTGGTAGAGCCCGACGTGCTCACGGCCTGGCCGGCCGCCTTCGACCCGCAAGCTCACGGCCTTCGACGGCTCACGATTGTATTTCGCGCGAATTTGGTCGGCCTGCCAGTTATACATCTCCTGGGTGGTGCCGCGCAGATCCCGCAGGTATTGGTTCAGCTGGTAGAGCGCCCGAGCGCGTTGCTCGATCGTAGCGTCGGGATTGTTGGCCCGCGCGTTGATGCTAGTGAGCTCGTCAGGCGTGCCGTCTACGTAGTTCTTGACCACTGCCTGCGCGACCTGATTGCGCTCGGTGCGTTCGAGCAGCCGGTCGAACTTCCTCTGTTCGTTGCCTTCCAGCGTGTTGCGGTCCGCGAGGTTGAGCGCTTCGTGGCCTTCGACGATTTCCCTCTCGCGGCCCTTCACCTTCTCCCATCGCAGCTTCTCGGTCGCCCGGCTGAGAAGGTTCTGGAACGCCCGGATGTTGGCGACGATCTTGTCCATCGTCGCACCGCGCTCAGCGACCCGCTCGGCCGGTGGTTGGATGTCGAACGTCTTGGCCTGGCGCGTCGGCTCGAACTCGGCAACGCGCTGCTTCTTGAGCGCACCCTTGGTCTCGGACAGGACCTGACCGTTCTCGCCCACCACCTGCCGGCGGCCGTCGGGCCGCTCCCAGACCTGCCGGCCGGCAGCGTTGTGGCCCACCAGCGTGGCGTCGGGGTCGACCTTGGGCGGTCGCTCGGCGGGCTGCTCGACGGCAGGGCCCTCGCGCGGGGTGGCAGCGCCCTCGGCCAGGGGCATCTCGCCACCGGCCGGCTTGGCCGGCTCGGCAGGGGCCTCAGGCTCGGCCTGCAGGGGCTGCACAGGGGCTTCCTCGGTGGGGGCGGCCTCTGGCGCCTCGGCCGGCGCCTTGCGCTTGCGGCCCTTGGCAGCGCCTTCCTGAGCGGCCTGCTTGCCTTTACCCACCGGGGTAACAGTCTCGGCCGCTGGCGTGGCGGGAGTGGCAGGGGTGGCGGGCTGCGCTTGCAGGCGCTCGTTGTCGGCTTGCCACGCCTGCACGCGCTGCACGAAGTCGGGGTTGCTCTGCGCGCTGTCGCCCAGACGCGCGTACTCCTCGGCCAGGGCTTGCCGGGTCGCTTCATGCGCCGCCGGATCGACGAGAGGGGGAGCCGCGATGTTACCCGGACGTGTAACTTCGGCGGCTAATGCTGGCGCAGCCGGTGGAATTCCAGTTGGAGCCGCAGCCCCAGGGGTGGGTGCTGGCCCTGTCGGTGGAACAGGAGGCGGTTCACCCCCTGCCGGCGGTGGCGGAGCTCCCGGTGGCGGCCGGTTGGCCGGGTCGTTCCGCATCGACATGATCGTGCCGGGGTCACCCCTGCCGGCTATGACAGGAGGCGTCGCCGGTCCGGGCGGCGTGCCCGGTGCTGGCCGGTTGTCCGGGCCCGGTGGCGGCAGCGCCAGCTGCGGCTGGGTCTTGGCGGTGAGCGCCGTCTCGACGTCGGGTGGCACGACCTTGGGCGTGGTGTCGATCGCCGCCGGCTGGCGGTGCACAGCACCCAGGATTGCGCCGGGCAACGCACTCGAGAGAACCGACTGGACGGCAGGGTCGACCACGTTCGCCCAGTTGATCCGGTCCTGCAGGCCCATCTTGGTCTTGGCCTGCTCGGTGGCGTAGCCGCCGGCCGCCGTCTGGCCGCCCATGCCGATGCCGAACTCGCCGGCGCCCAGCGCTGCACGCGCGCCCAAGCCAGCGCCACGCGCCAGCCCACCGGCGATCGGACCACCGGCGACCGCGCCCGTTCCCGCCGCAAACAGCTGGGCGAGTGGGTCGAGCGAGGCGTGGTAGAAGTCGTTGCGCGCGGCCTTCTCGTCACCGTTGTTGTCGGCCAGCGCCTGCCGGAACTTCTCCGACTTCTGCATCTCCTCGATCGGCGTCTTGTCGGCGACCTCACGAACGGCCTTGCGCGACTCAGCCCAACTCATGCCGGAGAACAGACCGCGCGCACCGAGCGCCGTCACCGCGGCGGGGATCTCGACCTCGGGCGCCAGCAACGCGCCGGCAACGAACGGGACGACGCCGGCGAGCGTGTGCACGGTCGAGGCGATCGGCCGATCCATGAAGCCCTGCTTGCCGGTGGCGATCGCCTCGCCGACCGGGGAGTATTGCTTGGAGAGCCAGTCATCCGCCGTCTTGGCGATCTCGTCGGCCTTCGACCAGGCACCGCCTTCGCCCGCGAAGTCGCGGCCGAGACCGGTGACGTCGGTCGCGAGACCGGTGACGCCCTTGCCGATGTCGATCGCGGTATCCTTGCCAGCTTCCAGCCACGACCGGTCCTGCGTTGCAGGGTCGGGCGCCTCGTCGGACGGCGTCGTGAGATAGCCGGCCCTGCCGTAGCTCGGCACATATGCCATGCGGTCACCTGATCTGGTCGTTCACCCACTGCCCGATCGTACGGGTCGGCGGCGTGGTCTTGCGCTGCTGCTCGATCTTCTTGATCGCGAAGTAGCCCTTCTGTCGAGCCCGATTGATCTGGTCGTAGGTGTTGGGCGGCACACGGATCTTGCCGCCGTCGGTCTGCAGCCAGACGTTGCCCACGGCGTCGCTGCCAATCACCTTGTAGTTCGCTGCCGCCACGCCCTTGCGGCCGTTGTATGCGCCGTTCGGCGCGGCGAGATGCATCACGAGCTCGCTCGCGCGCTGCGGCGGCAGGTTGTTGAACTGGCCGAGGCGAACCGTGGTCTCGCTGAAGTTGCTCGGCGCCATGTTGGTCGTGGCGGCACCGGCCTTCTCGAGATCGGCGTTGGGCCCCTTAATCTCGGTGAGGTTCTTGGCGATCGTGTCGCGCGCCGTGTCGGCAGTCGCCCAGTTCTGCTCAAGCCCCGTGCCGGTCAGCTTGTCGCCTTCGATACCCTTCAGCTGCTCGGCCTCGCTCAGCTTCCACTGGTTGTACTGGCTCTTGTAGTCGTTGTCGTAGCGCTTCTGGAGCGCCGTCTGCTTGGCCTTGACCATGTTGTACGCGCGGGCAATCTCCGCCGGTTTGCGCGTACCGGCGTGCTGCTGGATGTACTCCTGTGCCGCCTGCAGCGTCTGGTACTCAGGATCGGTGCGGTAGTCCTGCTGCTTGGGCATCGGCGTCAGGAAGCGATTGTCGCCGTAGTGGCTGAGCGTGTTGTCCAGAGCCTTGGCGTCTTCGTCGAGCGCCTGCTTGTTGACCGCGTTGTCGTCGACGTCTTCCTCGGCGGGCGGTGGTGCCGTCCCGATTGGCGTTGCCTGTCCCGACACCGGAAGACCAGCTGCCTGCGCGAAGGCGCCATAGCCCGGCCCGGTCTGGATCGCCGGCGCCTGCGGGGGCGCCGGCGCAGCCGGTGGGGGTTGCATCTGCGAAGGGTCAGGCTGATCGAGACCTTGCATCGGCGGCAGGCCAATGCCGCCTGGCACGTAGTCAGGCTGCAGGCCGCCGGCCTGAAAAGCAGTTACCCTCGGGGTAAACTGGATGACGCCCATCACTCGTCATCCCTGGAGACGCTCACGTTGACCTGCTGGGGCCGTGGCGCGCTCGGGTTCAGGATCGCGTTGAGGCCCGCAATGAAATCGCCACTACCGCCACCGCTGCCCCGAGCCCCGAGCGAGCGCGTGCGCGCCGTGCGCGCCTGCACGTTCTCGATGTCGTAGCGCATCTTCATGTGCTTCAGCTGGGTGCCGATCGGATCCTTGTCGCGCTGGCCCATGCTCGCGGCATGCCGGTTGATCATGTTCCACAGCATCGTGCCGTTCTGCAGGCCTTGGCTCGCCGCCAGGATCACGCGGCCGTCGAGCGGCACCTGCGAGACCTTGCCGTGCATGTCGGTGACGTAGAGCTTGTTGCGATCGGGCGAGAGGTTCACATGCGTGCCGTCGGTCGTCCAATCGAGGCCGCGCACGAGGAACTGCTTGGCCACCTCGGGGTGGCCGTTCTGCATCGCCGCCGCGGCCGCCTCGCCGTTCTTCGCCGCCTCGAGGTTGGCACGCTGCACGATCGAGAAGGCCATCCGGCCAGCCCCGGCCACGTCGCCCATCTCGAGCATGCGCATGTAGACCGCCGTCATGCCAGCCACCATCGCGGTGCCGGGCGTGAGACGACCATTGCCACCGTACTTCTGCAGGATCTGGTTGGTCGCTTGCGGGCTCGCCGCCCCCCAGCCCTGCTGGATCTGCTGCGGCGTGGCCTGGCCGCTCTTGATCGCACTGACCGCCGTGTTGTGTGCACCGAGCGTGGCGTGCGCGAAGTCGGCGGTGCCGTCGTTGGTCGACAGGCCTGCTTGCTGGTTGCCAGCCATGTCACCCGACTGCGCCACCTGAGGCGCACCGCCGCGAATGTCGCGACCGCTCGCGTCGACCGCGCCGATGCCCTGCTCGGTCGCCGGGTTGAACGCCGCCGTGCGGGTCTGGCTGGACAACGCACCCGGAACAGGCGCCGCGACCGGGGCGTTGGACATGCCGCCCGGCGTCGAGGTGCCAGCGCCAGCTGCAGCCTGTGGGGAGACGCCTGTCGCCGTTCTCCCCGCAGGTGACGCGGGACCCGTCGCCGGCGCCGGCTGCCCCGTCACGCCCGCCGGGTTGACCGGCGGCAAGAGCATGCTGGGGTTGGTCTGGATGCCAGCCGCCACGCTCCCTGGAGTCATCGGCAAGGGTGGCTGACCGGTGTTCGGCCGACCCGCGTTGGGCGCCGGCGTCGTCGCGGGCGCCACGGCCGGCACGGCTGGCGCACCCGGCGCCACCGCGCCTTGGCTCACCGCCGCCGGAACTGGCGCGGGGACCGCTGCCGGAGCTGCCGCCGGTACATTCGCACGCATCTGCTGGCGCAGCTGAGTGATCTGACCGTCGATCTCGCCTTGCTTGCGAGCAACCTCGGCCCGTTCGCGCGCTGTCGTCCCCGTGAAAATACCGGGCTCGAGGGCAGCCTTCTCTCGCTGCAGCTGCTCGATCTGCCGCTGGATTAGGTATTGCCCGCCAGCAGGCCCCCGCAGAAACTCGCGGGCCGCTGACGTGCGCTCTTCGTCCGCCGCCGCTGCCGCTGGCGGCGCTGACGGCTGGTCGAGATCGAAGCGCGGCTGGGTATCCAGTGTCGGTCCAGCCGGCGTCGGCGCACCTCGGCCGGTCATGATCGCCTGGCGCTGCTGGGTGAAGGGGTTGCTCGCCGGCGGCACGTCGGGCCCCTGCACCGGTGCCGGCGGCAGCGCGGGGTCAGCCCTCGCGGGCTCCGGCGTCTCAGCCTGACGGCGCGCAAGCTCGGTCGCCGCGCGAGCCTTCTGCTCGGGCGATCCGGTTTGCATGGTGCGCAGGAGCTCGGCCGACATGACGGGCGGCTGACCTCGGTTGATCTGCTGGGGCAACTCACCGTCGACGATGTCAGCGCCGGCGTTGGGGTCGACCTGGTTCAGCATGTCGAACAGAGGATCGCCCGGCCCGCCACTGGCATTGGGCTGCTGCGTGTCGATCGCCTCGCCGCCCCCCTGATAGTGCGGCACCATCCCGCCGGCCGAATACGCCGACGTGCTGTCATCCCCCGCCGCCACGTCGCTCGAGACCTGATCCTGCGGCGACATCGCGCCATAGCTACCCTGTGGGTAACTGCCGGTCGCGGCACCGCCGGTCGGGTTGGCCGTCATGCAGTCGGGATCGGGACCGGGATCGGGCAAGCCTTGCTGAGCCGCCTTGAAGGTCTTCGACAGGTTGGCGTCGATGCACTTCTGCCGGTTCAGCATGTGCCGGTAGTAGTCGTCGTGAGCGTTGCCCTTCATCGCCGTATTCATCTTGGTGAATGCGTCGATGCCTTGCATGATGTCGCGGCCGGTAACCATCAGGCGGGTGCTCCTGTCTGGATGGCGCCCTGAGCGCCGGGGCTGACGAACGACGGCGGTGCGCCCTGCTGCACCGGCGGGATGCGCTTCAGGCTCGGCTTGGCCACCGTCTGTTCGGCGCGCTCCTTATGCGCCTTCTGCACGAGGTTCTGCAGGAACTTCTCGCCGTACCAGCTGGCCGCCGTCTCGGGCATCACGAACTCGCCGGGCTCGACGCGGGCGTTCACGTCGTCCTGCTGCGCACCGCCTGAGGGCGAGGCCGACACCGGCACCGTGGCGCCAGGGGCGCCCATCGGTGGCGCACCGGTGGCGATCGCGCCACCACCGTCCGCATAGTGCGGGATCGTGCCGCCGCCGTGCGCCGCCGCGGCAAGCGGCGCCACGGTGCCAAGCCAGCTACCGACGCCGCCCAGCATGCCGCTGGAACCGAACATGCCGCTCGAGCCCATCATGCCGTTGAGCGCGCCTAGGCCACCCATCGCGGCGGTGATGCCGGCGTTGCCGGACTGCGCATCGAGCTTAGCTTGATCCTGGAACAGATTGGCCTGCGCCTGCTCAGCCTGCGCCCACTGCGCCTGCTCGGGGCCGGCGACGCCATACCACTGCACCGGCGACCCTAACGTCGAAGCGTCGGTTGAGGCCGCGGCGAGCGGTGCGTTGACCGCCTGGTTCTGCGCCGACAGTGCCACGCCGGCCCCGGTCGCCGCCTGGCCTGGCAACTGCAGGCCCGTCTGGATCGCCTGATTGAGCAGCTGCTGGCCGGTCATCGTCGTGTTGATGTCGCTCTGGGTGCCGGCCGCCGCTTCCGATCCCGCCGTCGCTACGCCGGCGCTGCGCAGCGCGCCTCCAGCCATGCCACCCGACGGGTCAGACACCCCGTAGGACGCGAGCTTCTGCTTGGCGTTGGAGAGCGCGGCGTCACCCGCCTGCGCGGCTCCCGAGACTGCCTGCCCCCGGTTCAGCGCCAGCCGACCGGGCGTCGCATAGTTCTTGGCGAAATCCAGCTGCTGCTGCATCGCCGGCATGTACTGCTTGTTGTACGTATCGAGCAGGTTCTGAGCCTGGCCGCCCCACATGGAGCCCTGGCCCATGGCGCTGCTCGACACCTTGTTCGCAGTCGCCAGATTATTCGCCATCGCACCGGAGAGCGTATTCCACTGCGTGTCGCCGTAGCCGCTCTCCTTGTTCGCCATGTTAGTGGCGGCGGTGACGTAGGCTGAGGGGTCGTAGGTGACGGCCATTGTGATCCCCTAGGTCGTGTGCAACGTACCATCATCGTGGGCGACAAGGACAGGCAGCCACGCGGTGCCGTCCCAGTAGCTCATGGTGAGGTTGGGCAGTTCGGTAAACCAGAGGTCGCCCATCGTCTGAGCAACCGGCGGCTGGCTCTGCACGAAGACGCGCGTCGCCGGCTTGCTGCCGCGCGTGCCCAGCAGCCATTCCACGCTGGACTTGAGCGCGTTGATCGACGCCAGCATCCCCTCCTGCGTTTCGTCGGGCAGCGGGATCGCCGGCAGCTTGGGAGGCCTGAAAGTGGCCATCATACCTGCCTCAGGTCATGCGGGCTCTGGCCGATCTGCACGTTCAGGATGTCGAGATAGCCTTCGAGCTCGAACTGCACGACGTCCGGCTTGAAGCCCGAAGGCATGCGGAACACCTGGCCGCTCTTGCCGCTGAGCGTCTGCTGGAACTTCACCATGCCATCGCAGATGAAGCGGAACACGGTCGGCCCCTCGAGCGGGGGACCCGGCGGCGTGAAGCAGAAGATGCGCGCCGCACCCCAGTTCTGCCGGTACGGCATCTGGAATTCCTTCGAGCGCCAGCGGTATTTGTTGCGCGGAGCGGCCTGTGTGAAGTCGATATGCTGGACCTGCCCGTTGCGGATGATCAGCACCTCGCCAGTCCAGTTGTCCTGCATGACGTTGAAGATCGGGTCGGCGCTCGGGAACCACACGACGCCGACGCGCGGGTCGATGTAGTCGACCCAGATGCCCTTATAGGCGCCGGTGTAGTCCTCCAACTGGATCATGTCGGTCTGCCACGCATTGGGCTCGCTGGTCGGCACGGTGCCATCCTGGAACACCTGCTCGCTTACGCCGCCGACCGTGAAGTAGCCGTTCATCAGCCAAGCCGCGTGCATGTACTCGACCCGCAGCATCTGCGGGAACTGGCTCTTGTCGAACATGTTCGTGGTGACGTTCTGGCCGCCATACGGGCTGATCTGGATCAGTCCGTTCTGGCTGGCGTAGACCACGCCCTTGGGCGTGTTCACGATCGAGCCCTTGCAGCCGACCGGCTCGAGCGGCGCGATCTTCGAAAGCGCCATCGCGTCAGGCGTGATGCCGGTTACGACATAGGTCTGGCCGGCGCTCAGGATCACGGCCGACTGGCCCCAGACGCCCACGCCGATCACCTCGGCCTCGACGCCCAGCATGTACTTGGTCGGCCACGCATGCGGCAGATAGGGCTCACTGAACCAGACCTGGTTCGAGCGCCAGCCCACCATGATGCCGTTGGGCATCGGCACCATGCCCTTGAGATCGGTGGCCGGCTGTTCGTAGTCGGTGCTGGCGAGCTCGTTGTTCTCCGCGACCGTGCCGTCGGGAATGCTGTCGTCGTAGGTCAGCGTGGCGATCGGGAGCTCGACCACGAAGAAGAACGAGGCCATGCCCTGGGTCGACGTCACCGTGCGGTAGATGCGAACGGTCGCGAGATCGCGGTTCGCCAGTTCGCCCGAGGTCGGCGGCGTCAAGCCGATCGTCCACACGCCATCGACGTTGCCCGGCAGCACCGTCGGGATCGCCGGCTGACCTTCCTCGCCGTAAGCGCTCACCCAGGTGTAGGTGTAGGCGCGCGTCTCGACCGGCCCAGTGCCACCCGCCACCGTCACGCTGGGCGGCGTGTTGGGGAACGGGATGCCGAGGAGCAGCCGGGGGTCGTCCGCGGTGATCCGGCTCTCGGTGGTGTAGCCCGGCGGGTTCTGGCCGTCCGTCCAGTAGTAGCGCGGGTCGTCCTGGCCGGTGACCGGGCTCTTCACGACAACGGTATCGGCGTTATCAAATTCGAGCCACTGGCTGTCGGCGATGTTCTTCACCGACGAGCTCACCAGCGGGATGCGATAGGCGTAGCGCGTGGTCGAGTTCTGCAGGGTGTAGATCGGCACGATCGCCGCAACAGGCGCGATCCGTCCATTGAGCAGCCAGGAGTTCTCAGCATACGACGCATTATTCTGCTTCAGCAGATAATCGTCGATCAGCGGGATCATCCCGCCGAACTCCTCGACCTTGATCGCTACCATCTTACCCTCTGGGTAATTACTTGCCGCGCTTGCGTCGCACCGCCGCTTCGATCTCTTCTTCGGTCGGCGGCGGCAATGGGGCGACCGGCACCACCGGCTTGGCGATCTCATAGTTGCGGCCGAGCGCCCGGATCTCCTCCATGCGTACCTCGTCCTCATCGCGATCGGCCTGCTGCTTGCGCGCCCATGCTTCCTTCTGGCGCACGGTATCGGCAGCCCGTGCCTCGGTGATCTTGCGTCCCAGTTCGATCTCGGCTCGTGTGTTGCCCATGGTGTCTCCTAGAACTTGATGATCGTGTTCTTGATCATGGTCCGCTGCACGGTGTTGTGCGGCCCGTCGCCACCGGTGTTGCCGGTCGTGACACTGCCGTCTGGCACAGGGATACCAGAGCCACCCCCCGACCCGGCGAAGCCCCCTGACTTGGTGCCAGGATGGTTGTGGCCCGGCATCTCGGCGATGACCAGCGTGTGCAGGCTCTCGCCGCCGACGTAGCCCAGCTTGGTGCCGTCGACGCCCGCCGGATTGGCGACGATGTCGAGGTGGCCGGCGGTGGCCGTGCCGCCCATCGTGTCGGAGCCGGCCGTCACCGCGCCGCGCTCATCGGGCAGGCCCATCGGGTTTCCCGCCGCCCAGTCAGCGGCCGCCGTCGCGCCGCGGCCGCCGGTCACCGGGCACACCGTGTTGTCGAGATTGGTCCAGCAGAACAGGTACAGGTTCTCGTAGAGATCGTTGGCGTGCGTCGCCGCCGATGCCCCGCTGCCGAACGTCTCGCCGTTGCAGAACAGCCAGCCGCCCGCCGGCAGGGTGTTGGAGTACCAGCCGATCGTGCCGCCGACCGGCATGGCGCTGCCCGTGACGACTGTCGTCCAGCTGCCGTTGACGTAAGCCTCGAGCAGGTTGTTGTCGACGTTGTAGCGGATCATCCCGTTGGACGCGGGCGCCGGCCGCTGGGCCGACGTGCCGCTCGGCAGGTCGATCGCCCCGTTGCCACCGACGTGCATCGTGCCGTCTGGGTCGATCGCCAGCGGGAGCTCCTGGATGTCGCCGCTGTCCGACGTATCGCGGCCCAGCACGATGCCCGACTGGTCGGTTGTGAGCGCGTGCTCATCGTTCCACGCCGACGGCCCTAGCAGTGTGCTGTCCGGGCCATCCGCCTTGGGCGAGATGAACTTGTGGAGGAAGCTCAGCATCAGGCCCATCCCTTTCGGCTGATCGTCGACCAGCCTTGCGGGTAGCTCCACGCCTGCCCGCCGTAGAGGTTCATGCGCTGCACCTCGACCTTCGCCTGGCTCTTGCCCGAGCGATAGCGAACGCCAGCGCCGCTCGACGACTTGGGATCGCTGAACGTCTTGGAAGGTTCACCCTGCAGATAGGCCAGCACGCCGTAGTAAAAATCGTCGTGCCACTTGTCGATGATCCAGTCATCGACCACTGGGTAACCGGTTAGAACCGGCGGAGTGCCAGTGACGGCCGGCGTCGAGCACGCCTTGGCGATGCGCGCCACCCAGTTCTTGCCAGGCTCGGGCGCGTAGTAGAAATGCAGCTGGCCGGGCACCGGCATGCTGATGCCGTTCATCACCCAGCGCGGCGGCTGCACGGTGGGATCGAACACCAGCATCAGCCGGTTCGCCGTACCGCCATCGAGCACCATCTCGTAGTCGACTTCGTCCTGCGCCGTGACGAACGGCACGTCCTCGGTCCAGCAGTTGGTGTCCTGCGTCCAGTCGACCAGCACGGCGGTGATCTCGAGCCGGATCATGGCGTCGGTCGCGCCGGGCACCGACGCCTTGATGCGCTGGAACAGCGTGGTCCAGGGTGCGGGTTCGCTCATGTCACCCCCAAGAGGATCTGGCTGAAGCGCTGCACCAGCGCGCCGGCGCGCTGATCCTGCGTCTCCTCGTCGTCGCGCATCTGGGTGAGGCCGACGGTGTAGTAGACGAGCGGCGGCACGTACTGCGGCTCGATTACCATCGAGTCGCCCATGTTGACGCTTGAGAACGACGGGATCTTGAAGTCGTTCTCGAGGAAGATGTCGGGGCGCAACCGGTACATCTCAATCATGCCCATGTTGATGTTCGCCACGATCTCGTCGTCGGGATACCGGTACTGGCCCGACGAAGCATCGGTGTCCTGCAGGAGCACCCGCACCTGGTCGACCACGTCGCCGACCAGCGTGAAGTTGGCGGCGAGGCTGTAGAGCCCGATCACCCATGCGGTGCCGTCCCACTGGTACGTGATACCAGCAGCGCCGGTGTACTTGTCACCGACGTTCGGACTGGACGGGAAGTCGAGCTCGATCGCCATGGCTAACCCTGCGGCTGCTGCGGCTGCTCAGGCGCTGGCTGAGGTTGGTCGCCCGTCGTCTCGACATGATCAGCGTGCTCGACATTGTCGGCGTGCTCGACGTTCTCGGCGTGATGGCCGCGATGCCGGTGCCGACGCTTGTGGTGCTCGGGATGATCCGGGTGGTCGGGGTGGTTCGGATCATGCGAGTGATCCTGCTCGTCGTGCTGCTGGTCGCCCGTCTGTCCGTAGGACGGGTCGTGGGTCACCCGCCGCGGCTCGTTACCCTCGTGGGTAACCTTCGCCTGGCGCTCCTTGGCTTCCTTAGTGCGCTTCTCGTCGAGCTTCGCCTTAGCCGCCTCCGATGGGATCTTGATCGGCAGGCCGGTGTCCGGGTCGGTCAGGGGATCGACCGGCGGGTCGTCGCCGTACTCCTCGTAGATCTGCTCAGGCGTCATGTAGCGGAGCTCGAGCCAGCGCCCCACCTCGAGCGCCTTGGCCATGACCTCCTCGTCGATCACGTCCTCGGCGCGTGGCATCGCCTCGACCTCGTCGTCGGGATGGTTGCCCGGCGCCACGGCATGGTCCGGGGCCGGCGTCCCGCCGTAGATCGGTCCGTCCGTGGTGGGCGATGCCGTCCGGCGAGCAGGCGGCGGCGCCTCGGGTGCTTCCGGGAGCGCCCAGTAGTCGGCCGGGTAGTAGCGCTGCATGTAGCGCAGCCCAACCGCGGTCGCCTCGTCGTCGTCCATATGCTGGAACTCAGGCTTCGGATGGGGCACCTCGCCATCCTTCTCCGTCGGCACCGCGCTGTCGAACGGCTTGGGCAACAGCCGGCCGTGGTGCTCGTTGACCTGCGCCTGCGCCTTGGCGGCGCTGTCGGGCGTGTTGTCGCCCGGCCGGCGCGCGCCGGGATCGAGCGTGCGATGGGCCTCGGCCTGGGCTTCGGTCGTGTCGGGCTGACGGCCGGCCATGCCGGTCGTCTCGGGTCCGCCGGTGTTGGTGGCGGTCGGCAGTGGGTCGGTCATCACTTGGCTCCTTCCATGAGTTCACGGACTTTGTCGCACGTTTCGATGACGCTGATGATCTTGCCGTTGCTGAGGGCAAGCACGCAATTCACTCCACTCGTCACGAGCTTGTTCTTCGACTGGCCGGCGCCCTCTCGCGTCGTATGCAGCGCCACGATATGCGCCGGGTTCAAGTCGATCTCGGCCCCGCCGCCTTCGTGCAGGATGATGAAAGCGGTGGCCACCAGCTCGATCACGGTCCCAACTCGCGAACGACCATCCACGACTTGATGTTCGGATTGTTCTGGGACGTCGCACCATCGTTCGTCTGTCCCTGCCGCCACGTCTGGGCGCTGTTGCCACCCAGTCGAAAGTTGAGCGTCATGGCTGCAGTGCCAGGCGAGGGCATCACTGTTTTGAACGGCAACGTCTGCTGGATCACGTTGCCTGCCCCGATGTAACACTGCTGACAATCGACGTAGGTTGATCCATTGAACAGCGCCAGCGTCCAACATTCCGTCGCGTTCCCGTTGCCCTTGAACGTCCCCTCGACCTCGATCTTGCTGGTGGCGCTCATCGGCGTGAAGTTGATGCTGTCGAGCGCCGCTCCCTGCGAAATGAGGAACGGCGTCAACTGACCGGAGTTGAACGTCCCTATGATGTTGCCGGTCACCAAGCTCTGCTTGACGGCCGTCTGCAGCACCACGTTGCCGAGGCCCGGTGGACCTTGCACGCCCGGTGGACCTTGCGCGCCGACACCGACCTCGGTAATCGACATCGTGGCCTGAAGCGCACCGCCATAAAAGCGACCACTGTCGTTACGGTTAATATACGCCGCCGAGCCGCCGCCGTAGCGCAGTTCAAAAGTGTGCGTCCCCGCTGCGAGCACGCCACGCCAACGAATGCGCAGTGGCACCAGAGCCTGTGCAACATTGACGTTCATCGCCTTGGCCGCAACCGCATCCGGCGCGTTGTCGATGAACAGACAGAGCCCGTAGTTGACACCCGCACCGCCGGTGCCTGTGACGATCTCAGCGTCCACGTCGATAGGATTACCGGCGTTCTGTGCCGTGAACACGCGCTGGAAGACGCGCGCACCTTCGCTGATCTGCGGGATCGTATCGTCGAAAGGAATGACACCAACAGCGGGGAACGTCGCGTTGGTCATGTCGAAAGTCGGCGCAGCCGTCGGCAGGAGCGCCGCAGGCGAGTAGACCTTCCAGATCGACCCCGTCCAGATGTACGCCACGCCGTTGGGCGCGTTGAACACCTGATTGGCGGCCGGTGCGTTGGGGAAGTCGATGGCGGCCATCAAGCGTACTCCCTGACAGTCATCCACGAGCGCAGGTTCGGGTTCGCCGAAAAGCCCGCGCCAGTGTTGGTCATGCCCTGCGGCCAGCCGTTACCGCTGTTGGCCCCGACCCGGAAGTTGAAAGTGATCGCCGCCGTGCCGGGCGACGGCATGACGGCCCGCAAATGGGCGTTCGCCACGGCTCCGACTACAGACACTCCCTGAAGCTGTACCTGATCGAGGAAGGTCGTGCCGTTGAACAGGGCGATGGAAAAGACATCGGTACCAGCAGCCGACTTAAAATCAGCGTCGATCACCAGCGTGCTGGCCGCGCTCTTGGGCGTGAAGGTGAGGTTGTCGAGCGCCGCGCCACCTGTCGCCAGAGGTGTCGTCACCACCGATGACGAATAGGTGCCCGTCACGACGGCGCGGACGGTGCACTCCTTCTCGACGTGCTGCAGCACCATGCCGCTCACGGCTGGAGCCGCTGGGACCCACTGCTGCGAAGTGCCGTCGTCGTACCAGAGGTACATGACGCCGTCGTCGGACTTCCACCACATCTGCCCGACAGCGGGTGATGCAGGCGGCGCAGTGCCGATGAAGATGTTCGCGCCGGCGGGACCCTGGGGACCCGTGGCTCCCGTCGCACCGACGGGACCTTGCGCACCCGTGTCGCCCTTGACGCCCTGCGGACCTTGAGCGCCGGTGTTACCGACAGGACCCTGCGGACCTTGGGCACCCGTGTTGCCAATTGGACCCTGCGGGCCCGTCGCGCCCGTGTTGCCAATCGGACCCTGTGGGCCAGGGCTGCCCTGCGCACCGGTGTCGCCCTTCGCACCCTGTGGGCCGATCGGGCCAACCGGGCCCTGTGCGCCGGTGTCGCCCTTCGCCCCCTGGGGACCGGGATCGCCCTGCTCACCCTGCGCGCCTTGCGGACCGGGGAAGCCCTGAATGCCTTGCGGGCCAGGATCGCCCTGCTCACCTTGCACACCCTGCGGGCCGAGATCGCCGGTTTGGCCGGGCGGGCCTTCCTCGCGGCCGATGCCAGGATTGCACACGACCCACTGCTTCGTGTTGCCGTCGTCGTACCAGATGAACAGGAAACCGCGCGCCGTGTCGTACCAGAGATCGTTGTCGGCCGGGTTACCCGGTGGGTAAGGCGAACTGGTGAGCGTCGGCGTCGAGGTCACCACGGTGGGCGACGGCGCCTGAAGACGCCGATGGCTACCCTGCAGCGACACCACGCGCGCCGCGCGCTGGACCCAGGCCCCGTGCCCGTTGGCATTCACCAACCAGTCGAACGTGAGCCCGGTCCGCGGGTCGTGCCAGCTGTCGCCCGGCTTCGGCGTCGACGTCGGCGCAGTGCTCATACGATCCTCCAGATGGTAGACGGCCAGTTACCCACCGGGTAACCGGCCGCCTGTCTCCGCCCGGATCTTACGGGATCACCGCTTCGGTCACGATCGCTTCGGCGACCGCCTTGCCGTCGATCACCTTGTAGCCGAACACCTGCAGGCCGCGGAGCAGCGTGCCGAAGGTGAACTCCGACCGCAGCGTCTCGACCTTGCTGATCTGCGAGGCGAAGGTGAGGCCGTGCGCATGGCCCGCGAAGAACACCCACTCGCCCGCCGCCAGACCCGCCGGCACGCCGTTGGGCAGGAGGTTGGAGACGTACAGGGTGAAGCGGTCGATCATGCCGAGCTTGCCGTTGCGCAGCGGCGAGACGCTGTCGCCGGTCACGTACGCCTGGCGGAGCTCCGACTCCTTGATCATCGTCGCGGCCCACGCCGGGATGATGACCCACCGCCCCTGCTCGGGGATGTTCTGCTCGTCGAGCGCCTGGCCCAGCCGCAGGATGACCTGCAGCACGGTGATCTGGCCGGCCACCGGCGGGTTCGCCTGATTGGCGACCATCGGGACCGGCGTGCCGGTGACACCCAGATTGATGTTGGCCGAGATCTTGCCGGCGGTCAGGCCGCGGTTGGCAGGATCGGCCTGATGAAGGATGCCCAGCATGACGATGGTGTCGACCTGGATCTTCATCTGCTGCGCGGCGTCGTCGGACCAGATGCCCATCATGTTGATGTCGCTCTGGATCTCCATCACGTCGTCGAGGATTTCGTTGAAGTACAGACCCTGGTCGATCGTGAGGTCGACGATGTTGGAGCCCGGCCGCTCGACCGCGAGGTTGCCGCCCGACAGGTACGGCTTGATGGTGATGGTCGGCTTGGTGCGGATATGGACCCGGTCGCCCTGGTTCCTGATCTCGCCTTCGTAGTCGGTGTTGCTGATCACCGCGAGCACGGTCGAGGCGTAGAACTTCTCGATCAGCTTGCCCGACCAGATCTCCGGGATGAACGTGCCCGAGTACGGCGGCGAGGGCTGCACCGAACCCGTCGGGAAGATCGGCGGGGTGGTGCCGCTGGTCGCGAGACCGTAGGCGAACGCGGTGTTGATCGAGAGCTCACCCGGGTTCGGGATCAGGCCGGGATCGAGCTCGGGGAGCTCAGCGACGGCCGCGCTCAGCTGAACTTTGGGAACGAAGGGACGAAGGCGCATGGCACAACCTCTGTGTGTTGCGACGGCGCCTCCCCCTATCGTGTGAACCCTGCGGGTGGTCGAGCCGCCTGTCGCTGGTCTACGAGAATTCGACCCTCGTGCTGGGCGGCGATGATGTCGGCATCAATCGCTGCCCTGTCCGCCTCCGTGCCGCCGAACCTTCCGGTCGCGACATCGGTGTAGAACTTGAGGATCTGTTGCTGCGTGTAGACAGGCTTGTCGGCGGGCTGTGGCGGGGCCGACCTGGCGCGCCCGGGAGCGGCAAGGGACTCAAGCGTTACTCGGGGCTGCGCCGGTGCAGCGGAGCCGTTCCCGTTGGGACGCGGCTGGGGCTGTTGTACCGGTGCAGCGGGAGCCAGCTGCGCCCACTGCGGATCGAGGGCTGATTGCTCAGCGATGAAGCCTCTAAAGAATGCCTCGACGCGGGGGCCGTCCCCCTTGTTCCAGGCATCCTGCATCAGGGTTTGACGAATAGCACCGGAGAAAACATCCGGCAAGCGCGACCATGCAATGAAGTCGGGATGGTTGTTGATCGCCGCCCACTGCGGCAGGCGCTCGGCCATGAACTCGTGCATGCGATCGTTCGCACTGACCGCCATGCGCCGACCTGTCGCTTGGAGCTCAGCTTCCAGACCGGTAATCTTCTGGAGCAGCGGCCGCTGGCTCTGCTGCGCCACGCGCTCGACCAGGTTCACGAAGTCGGGACCGTAGTCGGCGATCTCCTCGGGCGACAGCAAGGGCTGCTCGGGAGCCGTCGGTTGCGGCGGCGTCGCGCGGGTCGCGAGCTCACGTTCGAGCTGCATCACGCGCTCAGCCGAGCGCTGCATGTCCGAGCGATAACGGCCCTCGAACGAGCGGTAGCGCTGCTCCCAATCCTCGGACTGCGGCGGGTCCTGAGGTGCCGGCGGTGCCGGCTGCGGCGGGTCCTGCTGGGGCGCCGGCGAAGCCGCGCCGTTAGGGGGCGGCGGGTCCTGCGGTGCGTTGGGATCCGGGTCGGCCGGCGGCTGAAGCTCCTGCTGCAGCGCTTCCGAGCGCTCGATCTGGCGGCGCACCGAGCGCGGCAATGTCCGCTCGACGGCCGGATCGGTCGCCGGCGGCTTCGCCACGGGTGCTGCGCGCGTCACTTCCACTGCCATCTATGTCCTCCGTTTGAGCTCTTCCCTCAACTTGATGCAGTCGTCGAGCTTCTTAAAAAGCTGTCCGGCCAGCTGGCATTTACCCTGCTGGGTAAAAACCATGTCCTTGTCGGCGGCCACCAAGTCGGCTCTGAGCCGTTCCTCGAGATCTCCGAGCGCCCTCATCATGGCGTTGTACTGCGGCATCGCCGCGATCTTGAGCTCCGCTGCCGCCAGCACGATCGCCGAGTAGGGGTCGCTCACGCCTAGCTCATGTCAGGGACCGTCGGGCCCTGCTGCGCCATGTCCTGAATATCCTGATACGTACCCGGCGCGCCAGCGCCCGAGGGCGTCATCTTGGCGTAGTTGCCGAGCGAGCGCTGGACGGGGCTGCCCCCGACCAGTTCGCTGACGGCGTGACGGGACGGCAGCATCTCCTGCTTGCCGCCCTTGCCGGCGTGCCGCGTGATCGACGGCTGGCCGCGTGCGCCTGCTTTAGGTGCCATCGTCGAAGCCCTCCAGCTGGAACTTGCCGCCGGTCGGCACCTCGTGCTTGTACGGCGCGTTGCTCGAGTCCATCGGCGGCGGATCGACCTTGGGGTTGGTCCCGGTCGACATGGTGTAGCGGCCCTTGCGCGGGTTGAAGCCGGCCACGTAGTTGGTGTCCCGCGACCCGGCCGACTTCGGCACGCGCGAGGTCCCGGTGATCGGCTTCACGATGCCGAGCTTCGGCGGCTTGAACTTCATCCCGCCTTGGCCAACTTTCGAGAGCATGGCTGCCTCCTAGGCGGGGCCCTGTCGCTGCGATCCCCGATTTCCGAACATGTGCGTGCTGCCGCCATGGGCGAAGCCGTCCTGGCGCTTGCCGGCCTGCGAGCTCGAACCGGGCTCCTGCGTGCCGGCGCCGAACTTGTTCTTGGTGTCGCTCGAATAGAACCCGGCGCTGGCGCTCCCGGCCTGCGCCTTCTGATCGCGCCGGCCGCCGCCCTGTCCGTCGACCGCGCTGCCGCCCGGCGCCTGAGTGCCGACGCCCTTGAAGCTGTGCATCTTGGTGTCGCCACCGAAGCTGCCCCAGTTGCCCTTCTTCTCCGACGTCGCATGCTTGTTTGAAACCATCTCATCCTCCTGTGTTGTCATCCGGCCGCTGCGGGCGCTGCCTGTGGGGCTTGCTGGTGAAGGTTTACACGAGGACCGCCCTGTTGGGCAGCCGGTGCCTGCTGGCCCTGTGCCGCGGCGCCGGGGCTCGCTGCAGCGCTGCCAGGCCCGGCCGGGCCTCCGGGTCCGCCTGGGCCAGGGGGCCCCTGTGCATGCCCCGGAGCCCCCTGCATCGCCGCATTGGCCTTCGCCATCGCCTGCTGCTCGTCCATCTCGCTGTCGCTCGGCACGATCTCTTCGCCGTCGAGGCCGATGGTCTGGCTGACGCTGCGCAGCACGCTGGCGCGGCCTTTGGGGCCGATGATCCCCATGTCGAGCGGGTTCGCGGTGATCTGAAGGAACTCCAGCTGGCGCTGGCGCATGGTTTCCTTCTGCATCGCCACGATCACGCCCTTGGGGACGACTTCCTCTTCGCCCGTCAGGATGCCCGTGCTGTCCGTCAGGAGGATCATGTCGAACAAGTTCTGAAGGTTGGGTGAGACGATGTCCTGATCGAGGTTGGCGCAGACGGTCTGGAGCAGCTTCGAGGCGTTGCCCATCAGCATGGCCAGACCAGAAGAAGTACGCCCAGCGCCACCGCCAGGAGAATTGCCCGACATGTAACGCGGAATGGCCGAGATATCATCAGCCAGGCCGTAGAAGGCATTAAAGACACCGAGGTTCTCCTGCGCGTTGGATTGCGGCTGGAAGAATTCGATCGCCTTGTCCTGCGTCCCCGACACCGTGGGATTGGTGACGTGCCAGCGCTTCCACGGGTAGAGCTCGTCGGAGTTCTCCTGGCCGGCCAGCCGGTCGTCGTTCACCACCACCTGCGGGCCCGAGCTGATCGACATGTTGTTGACCACCGACCGAAGCGCGGCGTTGCAGACTTCCTGAATGTCGGAGAGCACATCGGGAATGCCGTTGCCGACCGGCGTGCCGGGCACCTTCTCCCAGCTGGTGACGTAGTAGTTGTGCCGGCGACGCGGCGAAGGGTTCATCTGAACCTTGATCAGGTAGGGCCCGATCAGCCAGGCCTCGACCGAATAGTCGCGCAGATCGTCGGGCACTTCTTCGGTGGAGAACCCATACTCGAGCAGCAAGGTGCCCTGCACGTTGCCGTGGAACTCGAGACAATCGAGCAGGTTAGTCATGTTCATCGTCGGGTTCTCGCGGCTCTCGAGCACCGAGCGCGAGGCATCCGTCGAGTCCCAGTTCCAGATGAAGCCCTGCGTGCCGTAGTTGCGCAGCACCTCGCGAATGTTGGCGGTGTTGTAGCCCGGCAGGTCGAGGCAGTCGTTCAGATCAGCGCGCGTAAGCCGCCGTCGCTCCACCATCTGGGCGTCCTCGACGTCGGCGACACCGGGGCTCCACCAGATATCGAACGGGCTGACCCGCTCCCACCAGAGCCGGGGGACGCGCTGGGGTATCGCTTTGTTCCCCTGCCATTGCACGGTGTGGACCATGCGAACGGTGGGGCCTTTCAGGCAACCGAACGGGAACAGCGGGACGTCGGCCAGGATCTCAGCCCACGCCTTGTAGTAATTTCCCTCGGTCAGGATCTCGTCGATCTTGTCTTCGGCGCGCTGCGTCTGGTCGACCGACTTGCGGCGCGCCGCATCCTGCGCCGACTCCATGAGCTCGCGCACGCGATCGCGCATCTGTTCCTGCTGCATCGGCTGCGGCGGTGTCGGCTGACCCGTCGCAGGGTCAGGCGGGCCCGGCTGGGTGCTCTGCTGGTACTCGATCATCACGACTTGCTGGATCGCCGCCTGAACTTCTTCGGTGATCGTGGGGTCGCTGGGCGGGTTGAGGCCCCACGATCGGTCAGCACCGAGGTACACGTCGCGCAACAGCGCGGTCGCGCCCCGGCACTTGGCCGCCGTCAGTCGGGCATAGACCTCGGAGCCGCCGAACTTCCGGATCTCCGCCAGCTTGGACGGTTCGTATTGACCATTGAAGGCACGAAGGGCACTGAGAAGACGGTCGCTCCAGCCAGCGATCGTGTTGCGATGCCGGACCATCATGTCCCACTGGGTCTTGATGTAGCCGGCGAGACCGGTGTACTGCGCCTCGGGCTGCGGCGGGTTGCGCGCCGCCTTGTCACGCTCTTCCTGTTCCTGCAGTTGCTGGTTGGACACGACCCGCAGCAGCCCATACGGGTTGCGCGGCTGCACGGAGGGGTCGGCTGAGGCTTGTGGTGCAACCATAGCCGCGGATACTATGCCTAGAGGACAGGATCGCACAATGCCCGACCAGAACCTCCGCACCGTCGTCACCGAGATCACGATCAGCCGGCTCGCCCGCGACATCGCCCGCGACATTGTCCCCGTGACGGACATCCTGAAGACCCACCACCTCTCGGTGCAGCAGTACGAAGGCATCCTCAACACCAAGATCTTCCAGACCAGGCTCGAGGAAGAGGTCTCGTCGTGGGCGTCGAATGGTCGGGAAAGGATCGCCGCCAAGGCGATGGCGATCGTCGAGGAGGGGTTGCTGGAGCTCTTCGATCTGATCCACGACCGCGCCCAGCCGATGACCGCCAAGATCGAGGCGTTGAAGTTCACCGCCAAGCTCGCCGCCATGGAGAACGGCGCGACCGAGCTCGACCCTGACGACAAGATCGTGTTCAACATCACGATCAACGGCCAGCGCAAGACGTTCGAGGATCGCGCGGCCGATCCGGCTGAAGCGGCCAAGGTGATCGACGGCGAAGTTACCCAGCTGGGTAACACCCCGTGACCGTCATCCCCTTCCCGGTGCCCGAGCAGTTCAAGGGCAACGGCGCGCGCGAGGCGCTCGAGCGTGTGCTCGATACCGAGTGCGAGATCCACCCGCCCGATCCCGAGAAGGACTACGCGCTCACCCTGCCCGATCGGCTGCTCGCGCTCCTGTGGGTCGAGGGCTACAAGATCGTCCCGCTCGAAGACGGCGACGTGCCCTGATGGAGATCAACTTCGAGGCGGGCCCGACGTCCAGCGCGTTCATGGACTCCGACGCCTTCTTCCGATTGTTGGCGGGACCGGTGGGTTCGGGCAAGACCACGACCTGTCTGATGGAGCTCATGCGGCGCGCCTTCGAGCAGCGCCGCTCGATGCAGGATGGATTGCGCAAAACCCGCTTCGCAATCTGCCGGCAGACCTTGAGCCAGCTCAAAAACACGGTCCTCAAGGACATCGTGACGTGGTTCCAGCCGATTGCGCAGTGGAAGGTTTCGGAGAGCACGATCTACTTCAACTTCAAGGACGTTAGGAGCGAATGGCTCCTGCTGCCGCTGGAGACGCCCGAGGATCAGCGCCGCATCCTGTCGTTGCAGCTGACCGGCGCGATGCTCTCCGAGGCGATCGAGACCGACGTCGATCTCCTGGGCCCGATCGCCGGCCGCTGTGGCCGTTACCCACCGGGTAAGGAGGGTGGACCCAGCTGGCACGGCATGATCGGCGACACCAACTTCCCGGCCGAAGGCTCGCCGTGGCACCAGATCATGGAGAGCCCGCCGGTCGACTATCAGGTCTTCAAGCAGCCGGGCGGCCTATCGCCCGGCGCCGAGAACCTGAACTACCTGCTGCAAACGCCCGAGACGATCGTCCTGCCGTACGACCATCCCCTGCGCCTGGCGCGCGGCCAGCTCTACTACGAGCGCCTGGCGCGCTCGACCAATCCCGACTGGGTGAAGCGCTACGTTCACGCCGAGTACGCGCCGGATCCCTCGGGCGCCGCGGTGTTCCGTGGCATGTTCATCCCGCGCTTCCATGTGGTCGACGCGATCGAGCCGATCCCCGGCGCGCCGCTGATCGTCGGCATGGACTTCGGTCGCGACCCGGTGTGCGT